TCCGCCTCCGCCGCCGCCTTCGCCTCCGCCTCCGCCTTTGCCTTCGCCTCATCCTCAGCCTCAGCCTCCGCCGCCTTCCTCGCCGCCTCCGCCTTTGCCTTCGCCTCCGCGATCGCCGTCGCCGTCGCCCCGGTCGTCCCCGCTGCGCTCGCCAATTTATTTATTTCTTCTAATAGGTTTTTATGTAATTCAGTTAATCTATTTAATGTTAAATTTAGAGGATCAAGTATTTCATTAATTGATGAATATAGTTCTTGTTGTTCTTGTTGTTCTTGTTGTGTATTTGATTGAGGTTCACGTTTTAATAGTGTAATAATATCACTTATAAATTTATCTTTTTCAGTTATTATTTTTTTTATCTCCTCTAATGTTATATTTAATTCTGCACCTGCACTTTTAATGGTTTTATTAAAGTATTCTATGCGAGTTTTATCGTTATCCAATAGTGCTTGTATTAATTTAACTAATTCTTGGATATCACTATCTCTAGTGCCACTATTATTTGGATTAATAATACTACGAATACTATCTAATAGTTTTTTATTTTCTTTTATCAAAGAATCTATAAAAAGACGATGAAGATCTTGAATTTCATCTGTAGATAGATTAGGTTTACTAAGTGATTCTAATATATTATTTGTTTCTCTTGCATCAGAAAAAGAAGTAACTGGAGACAATGAGTTGTCTATCGATGGGGACGATGAGTTGTTTATCGAAATATTAAGATTTGTATGCTGCGCCTGCTGCTGCATCCGCTCGATCTGCGAGCTAAGCTGTTTGAGCTGCTCCTGTAGAGGCGGAGCTGGCGGCGATGAGGTTGGGGTTGGGGTAGGGGTAGGGGTCGGGGTAGGGGTAGGGGTTGAGGTTGGTTTAGGGATATTATGTAGTCTTTGTAATAATATTTGTAATGCATCATCAAATTTATTAGCCATTTGTAAGTTAAGTCTTTTTAGTTCATCAAACTTACTCATAAGTGAATTAAAAATTTCTTTGTTAGTTTCATCACTCAAAGTTATACCTTTAATTTCTTCCATTACACGATTAAAAGATTCAGATAGAGATTCTTTAATAGTAGTTTTAAATTGTTCGATTTCTTGTCTTAAATTATTTATTTCTTCTTTAAAATCATGGGAATCATTAGATTGGGATTCATTACTTTCTTCTAATGCTTTAACTTGTAATGTAAGTTCAGTAATTTTATTTTTTATATCATTAGTATCTATTTTCTCTAATGCTTCAAATATATCTTTATAGATTACTTTATTTTTAACATCTAAACGATTTAATTCGTCTTTAAGTTCGTCAACTATTACTGTATGTTTTTGTATTTGTTCAGAAACATTTTCACTAGATTTAGCCTTTTCAAGCTCTTCGATTCTTTTTGTCAATTCATTAATAGTTTCTGTGTCAGGTGATGATGTTACAGCCCCAGCTCTTTCTCTAGAAGATCTACTACCTTGTTGTGCTTTTAATTTTTCAATTTCATTTTTAATTGTATCCATTAATTTACGAAAATCTTCTTCACTAATTTGTCCATTTAAATCTCTTACATAATTAACAATATCTTGGTATGCAGTTTCATTAGAATGTTTATTATAAAATTTTATTAAATCTCCATATTTATTAATTATTTTTTCCATTAATTGTTTAACACCTTCAGGGTCAAATTCTTTTCTAGGTAATATAAAACTATTAAAGTATTGAATACATATATCGTTATAATTATCTCTACACATAGATTCAAATAAGGGTCGTATAAAAAATAGATCAGTTGATTGTAAATATGTTTGCATTTCAACATCTTCGCGGTATAAGTTCATGGCATCAATCATTGTTCGTTTATTAATAGCTCTATTAGGATTATTAATTCCATTACCAGTCATAAATTTTTTATTTAATTTGTATTGAATGTAAAGAAATAATCTAATATAAATTTTTAAATAAATTTTCATAAGTAAAATATCGTCATTATCAGGATTAGACATTTTTTTTGCAAGACCTCCAAGTTGTTTTTTAAATTTTATAATGGATTTATTATTATATTGAAATACCATATTATATATAAGAAATAATATATTCTTTAAAATAAAAAAAATTTAAACTATAAATAAAATTATAAAATTATAAAATTATAAAATATAATTATATACTAAATGTCAGATAGTAAAACAGCAACAGTAAAATTTGTAGAAGATGAAGATATATATATAGATTGTAGACCAGTATCAAGTTATGGAGGAGAGGTGATAGTAGAAGATAAAGATAATAATATAGTAAATACAGGAATATCAGCGGATATGGTAGATAGTGTTGCTATAAATTTTTCAAATGGAAATATAACAAATAATATAGGTTTTCAAACGTTAATAGGAATAGGATTATTAGCGATATTATATGGTGTTGGAAATTATGTATTTAAAGAATTTCCTAAAAATTTAATAGATAAAAAATTAAGATAATAATAAATAATTTTATTTAGGATAATAATAAAATTATTTATATTTTGCTTGCATTATGAGATTGACATAATACAGGATGATAACTAGATGGTCCAGGAATATTATTAGGATGTCTTTGAATTTGTCCAACAATTTGTTCTTCTAAAGTTATTTGAGATAAAGGATAATTTAATTGATTCATTGTAGTATCTTTTTTTATTTGAGATGGTTTCATAACTTTATGGGAAACTTTATTGGATCTGTTAATAAAAATGAAAGAAATAAAAAGGAAAAATAAGGCTAATAAAGGATTACCATATAAATATAATACAAGTGAAAAGGCAAATAATGATAAATACATAAAAATATTGTTAACATAAGGTGATAATTCATAAGGAGTAGATACTCCACTAACTAAATATAAAACTAATAAAACAAATAGGATGAATTCGTAAGGTTTAAAATTAATGAAACTTTTGACAGTTTTAGAAAATAATTTCATTTATAGTATATAAAAATAAAATTATTAATTGTAAAATTGAATATATTTTAAAATATATTAAACTAATAAAAATAATAATAATAGCTAAATGAAAAAGAAAATAAGTCCAAAAAATCGAGATTATTATGAAAGTATAGTTCCAGAAATAGATAATTTAAAGAAAAATGGTTTAATAAATAGTTATATTGGAAATAAGGGATATTCAATATATAAAATAAGTCTAAATGATAATATAATAGAATTTATAAAAAAAGAATTAACAGTAAAACCATTTATGCAAAGTTCATTAGTACAGCCAAATAGTTTTCCAATATATTTAGAATCAGATAAAAAGATATATGTGCCAAGATTTTGGGGAATAAATATATTTGGAAATCCTAAAACATTAAAAATAAAAATGGGAAAATCAATAGATTTAAAATTTAATGGTGAATTGAGAGATTATCAGAAAACAGTGATGGATTCATATTTAAAAGCAATAAAATTTGGAAGTAAAGAGGAGGAAAATAGTGAGGGAAGTGGTTTAATAGAGCTAGGGTGTGGATTAGGTAAAACAGTGTTAGGATTGAAAATAATACAAGTATTAAGAAAGAAAACAATAATATTTGTGCATAAAACATTTTTAAAAAATCAGTGGATAGAGAGAATAAGGCAATATTTACCAGATGCAAGAATAGGAACAATACAAGGTCAAATAATAGATATAGAAGATAAAGATATAGTAATAGCGATGATACAATCTATATCAATGAAATCATACCCAGATAATTTATTTGATGAATTTGGGTTTAGTTGTTTTGACGAGTGTTTTCCTTCTTCAACATTAATACACACTAATAAAGGAAAGAAAAAAATAAGTATGTTATATGAAATTTGGGAAAAATATGGTCTAAATAATGATATTGAAATATTAAGTTTTAATACAACAAAAAAAAAATTTGAATATAAACCACTAAATTATGCTTGGCGGAAACAAAGCAAAAATTTAATAAAATTTAAATTATCAAAACAAATAATGGAATGCACTATAAATCATAAAATTCTAACAAATAAAGGTTATATAGAAGCTGACAAAGTAAATATAGGAGATATTATATTATGTAAATATGATTTACAACATAAAGATAATCTAATATGTCCTTGTCTAAATGATGACCAATTACAAATATTATATGGTTCATATTTAGGCGATGGTTGTATTCAAAAAACAGTAAAAGATAGATATAGATTAAGAATAATTCATTGTAAAGAACAAAAATTATATTGTGAATGGAAAGCAAGTATGTTTGGAATAACTGAATTAGAATATATTGAAAAAAATGGTTATTCTCAAAAAGAAGCTTATAGATTTTCTAGTAAATGTTTTGATATGGATAATTCATTAGCCAATAATAAAAAGGAAATACCAGATTGGTTAATAAACAAAATTGATGAAAGAGCAATTGCTATATGGTTTATGGACGATGGTTCATTATCAAAATATACACTAAAAGATGGTAGTGTATCTTGTTATGCAACACTACATTCAAATAATTTTGATTATGATAATCATATAAAATTATTAAATTTATTTAAAAAATATAATATAGAATGTATAATAAGTAAAAGTAAGAAATATAATTACTTACGATTTGATAATAAAAATACAAAAGTGTTACTAAATTTAATAAGAAAATATATACATAGTAATTTTGAATACAAGATAGATTTTATTAGTGATAATCAATATAATTGGAATAATGAATTCTTAAAATATGGTTCTTTAAAAATTACAAAAAAAGAATATATTAAAAAATTAAGAGATATAAATGTCTATGATATAGAAGTGAAAGATAATCATAATTATATAATTGCAACAGGTAGTAAAGATACTAATTATATAGATGGGCCTATAGTTAGTAATTGTCACCATATTTCGTCAGAAACATTTTCAAATTGTTTAAGAAAATGCACAACATTATATTCTTTAGGATTAAGTGCAACTATGAATAGGAAAGATGGTTTAACACAAGTATTTAAGATGTATTTAGGTGATATATGTAATAAACAAAAGAAGAAAGAGGAGGAAGATAATGTATTAGTAAAAGCGATAGATTATATAGTATTAGATGATGAAGAATATAATGAAGTGGAACGAGATTATCGGGGAAATGTAAAACATACGACGATGTTAAGTAAGGTATCAAAATTTAATTATAGAACAGATTTTATAATAAATGTAATAGAAAATGAGTTGAAAATAAATAAAGAACAACAAATAATATTATTGGGTCATCAAAAGAATATGCTAAATTATATATATAAAGCAATTGAATTAAAGAATGTAACAAGTGTTGGATATTATATAGGTGGAATGAAAGAGAAAGATTTAAAAATAAGTGAAAGTAAGCAGTTAATATTGGCTACATATGCAATGGCGGCAGAGGGGTTAGATATTCCAACATTAACGACATTAATATTGGCGACACCAAAATCAGATATAATTCAATCAGTAGGTAGAATTTTACGAGTGAAACATAGTAATCCATTAATAATAGATATAGTAGATCAACATGATTGTTTTATAAATCAATTTGCAAAACGCAAAGTATTTTATAATGAAAAGAATTATAAAATAATTCGAACGAATAATGATAAATATATAGATTATATAAAATATATAAAAAAGGGAGAAGAATTTAATGAAGAAGAAATATGGAAAGAAATACCAGTAAAATCAAAAAAGAGTAAAGAAAGAAGATGTTTAATAAATATTTAACTTAATTTCTTTTGCTAGTTGTTTTAAATTTTTTTATTTTTTATTTTAAACCTTTACGTTTAGTTTTAGTCATACCTTTAGCTTTACTTTTAGCCTTACTTTTAGCCATACTTTTAGCCATACTTTTAGCCATACTTTTAGGTTTACTTTTACCTTTAGCTCTATTAGAAACGCGTTTTCTTTTGTGACTTCTATTTTTAAAAAATCTTTTACTAAATGATTTAGTATATGGATTAAATCCTCCGATCATAATATATTATAAATAGATATAATATATTATAAAAATTTATTTATTATGAAATAAATCTATCTACGTCTGCGGGTGCGACGGGCTTTTTTGGATTTTTTAGCTTTTTTGGCTTTTTTGGGTTTTTTGCCTCTACGTGTTTTTCTGCGTTTACCACCTTGCTGATTATTCTGTCTGCGGCTTTGTCTTCCACCTTCTTGTGCGAATTCAAGAAACTCATTAATTGGAGCAATCATTTTATAAATTATAATTATATTTTTTTTTTCCTAAAATTAAATGTAAATTATTTTTGGAAACAATTTTATTTTTAGATAGATTTCTAGGTATCCATTTTTTAAATTTATTATTATATTCACAATTAATTAAATAACTTTTTTCTAAATAAACAAATTTATCAATATTAATATTTTCAAATTCTTCTTCATTATCACTTTCCTCAAGTGTATCTAAATTATAATTTTCTTTAATATTTCTAAATAATTTATTCATAAATTTACTAGTTTCATAAGTATCAATTAGTGCTAAGTCATAGAATTCTTCTTTATTTCCATTTAAAATATTTAAATTATATAAATCTTGATTAATACATGGATAAATTTTAAATGTACAATAAATTTTATTATTATTATCTTTATTAGTAAAATTATAATTGCCTAAATATTTAGTATCACTATAAACAGAAATGCTAAATATATTATAATCTAATTTATAAATTAATTTAAATAAATTATTATTATCATTAGTGATAATAGGTAATTTAATAAATATATTGTTAGTATTTTGTATATTTGGTAAAATTTTATCAAACAATTGAATTTTATAATTATAGTTATAATTATAATCATTACGCTGTAAGATTTTATTGTAAATATTATAATTAAATATATTTTCAATTATAAAGTAGTGATGTTTATCTGAATTGATAATATTTGTAAAATAATATCCAAAAAGTAAAATATTATTATAGCACAATGAGTCATTAAAATTTATAGGATATTCAAAAAATTCATTAGAAATATCATAAATATTTTTATTATTTAAAAATATAAGAATTGCTAGTAATTTTTTTTCAATATATGTAAACCATAAATAGCAGCGCTTACCTTTTGGTTTTAAAATAAAATATTTGCTATCTTGATTAAATAGTATTTTGTTATTACTATTATTATTATAAATATTAAGATTCTTGATAGATATATTATTGGGATATCTATAAAGAATATTTTGTATTATTTCTCGTTTAATAAGTTTCATTAAATATAATAGTAGTATTAATTTTAAATTAATTTAAATCAGTTTTTTAATAAAATTTTAATTATTTAATTTATTTAAAAATTCTTCTAATTCACCTTTCATATTATTATTTTCAAACTGTGAATTAAATTTATCTAAATTAAATGTGGTATCTTTTTCTAAAGCAGTTTCAATATTTGTAGTTGCTAAATTTACATCATAATTAGGAAATATTTTAGCATCATTATTGTATTGTTCATTTGAAGTTAATGAAAAATCAATATTAGAGTATGTAGTTATTTTAGATTCTAGTCTATTTTTAGAATTATTAGATGTATTATCGTTATTTTTAACTATTTTTTCAGGTAATTTAATATGAGAATTTAATATATTATTAATTTTATTATATTCTTTATTAGGAAAATTATATAAATCTTTGGTTTTTGTTGTGGTTAAATTTTTTTGAAAAAAAAGATATAAATTATGTAAAAGTAATATAAGAATTAAATAGATTACTATCCAAGTAATAATGTAAAAGAACATTTATATAACAAGAAAAAATTATATTTAAATTAAAACTTAAATAGATTAGACTATAATTAATAAATATAAATATAAATAAATGATTAATTGTATATTAATACAAAATAATGAAATAAATGAAGTAAAAGTAAAAAATTTAAGAGAAGATAGTATATATAAAAAATGTAATTTTAAAAATGATACAGATTTTAGTAAATTAAAAATTTGGAATTATGATAATTTATCAATAGAATTATGGGGTAAAAATAAAGGTTTTTCAAATTCATTAAGTAATTTTGAATTATTTAAAAATAATGGTTTAAATATTTATGGAAAATCAATATTTATAATGAAAAACAAAGAAAGTAAATACATTTCATTAAATAAGGAAATTTTTAATAATTATTTCAATATAATAAATAATGTAAAAAGTAAGATAGTAGAAGAGATAAGTAATGAATGTAAAAATAAAGAAGATTTGGATAGTAAAGAAGATGATGAAAATTCAGAATATTCTTATAATTCGGAATTAACATATGAGTTATATGAATATAGTGATGATGAATGAATATAAATTTTAAATAAATATAATAAAAATTGAAATAATAAATAATATTAAAATTAAAACAATATTATTTATTAATGAGTAAAACAAATAGAATATTAAAAGATCCGGAAACTTTTAGAAAAAACATAGTAAGTAAATTACAAATTTTAACTAAAGATGAAAGTATATCAATTAATTTAGAAAAAGGAATATTTAATTATACAATTAATACAGCAAATAAGAAAAATTTAATAAAAAAATGGAGTAATGAATTATTTGTAACGATATATATTGAAAAATTGAAAATGGTATTATTTAATATAAAAAATAATAAATTATATGATAAATTACTAAATAAAGAAATAAAGGCACATGAATTAGCGTTTATGTCACATGAAGAAATGAGACCAGATATATGGGATCAATTAATTGAATTAAAAAAAATAAAAGATGAAAATAAATTTTCACCAAAATTAGAAGCTTCTACAGATGATTTTACATGTTCAAAATGTAAATCGAAACAATGTACACATTATCAATTACAAACAAGAAGTGCAGATGAACCTATGACTACTTTTGTAACATGTATTACTTGTGGAAATAGATGGAGACAATAAATTTATAAAATTTCTAAATCTTCTAATTTCCAATATTCAAATGTATTATTTGGTAAAGGTCGTTGAATAATAAATGGTATTTTTTTTTCTTTTAATTCTTTTTCAGCAATTATAAAATTGTCTAATAAATCTTCAGAAACCATTACATATGGTAAAGAACCATTATTAAGTTGTTTAATTCGAATACCTAATATTCTTGTTTTTTCATATTTTGTTAAAATGGGTATAGTTTTATGTAATTCATCAATAATAATATTGTTTTTATCTCTAATAACATTAAATAAATCCTTTATTTCATCTAAATTTTTACTTAAACATTCTTGATGTTCAGAAGCAATAAAATCATTTTTAGAATCTTTATTAAATTTTTGTAAAAATTCATGTGAATCATTTGCTTCTAAATCATCATTAAATATAAAAGAAGATTTATATGAATCAGATTTAATTGAATTTAATTCTCCTAACTCTTCTTTATTAATTTCTTCTTGTTCAAAATCTTCATCGTCTTCATCGTCGATTTGTTCTTCATCTAATACAACACCTTCTTCTAAATCTTCAACATCATCATCGTCACTAACAATTGAATTAATTTCTTCTTCTCCTCCTACTTCATCAATTTCTTCATTTAACTCTTCTGTTTCATTCATTATTATTATTAATATTTATTATTTAATTGTATTTATAAAATAATAAATTCAATTTTTATTAAAATTGCAAAATTATTTTTCAGTATTCCAAGTAAAATCGCAATGTGAACATAAATACATATATTTCATATTAATATGATCATATCTAATATAAATAATTTCTCTATTAAGAACATCAAATTCATTGGTATTACTAATACATTTTTCATTAGGACATTTAATATAATTAATTCTAGGTAATGTTTTATCTAATTTTGTATATTTATTTATTGATATATTAAATTTATTTTCACTTTTCGAAATATTTTCTTTTAAAATGCATTTACCTTGTTCAATTAGATTATTATTAATATTACCACAATTTCTACAATAATAAGAAATTTTATCACAATTTTCACCTTCTAATTTAATATAGTACATATTAGAACATGTGCTACAAAATTTCATAAGTAATATATACTTAATTAATATAAAAAAATAAATTTTATATCAATTTTATATGAATTAAATTATATTTTTAAAAGATTATTTAAATCAATTATTAGTTTATCAAAATCAAGATAGAAATTTAATGAATATGATGATATTGTTATTAAATTAGATTGTTTTCTTTCAAATCCTTCTTTTAAATTTTTTAAATTATTATTAATAGTTACAAAATTTTTTTTATAATTGCTAATTATTTCATCTTTAAATAAGAGTAAACATTTTTCATTTGCTAAATTTAATTTAGTTTCATCTAAAGTTTGTAATAATTTAATTTGTTTAATAATAGTATATTCTATATTTTTAAATGCTACTAAAATATCATATTTTTTAACATTGTAATGATCAATATAAATACCAGGTTCAAATGTTAAAGAATTATTATCAAATATTGAAATTAAAATTAATAATATTGAATTAATATTATTACAAGATGTCCATCCTTCTCCATTCCAAGTATTAATTATAGATAAACATACCTTACCATTAGTATATAAATTAGGATGAAATCTCATTGAACCATCACTTGTAAGAAATTTTAATTTCGGTGGTTCATAAGGATAATTATCGGGAAATATAAATTCGAATAAATAATTTCCACTACAATATGGAGTCTCTTTATTACCTAAAATTAATGCATATCCTTTTGTTATATTTTCTGTATCATGTTTATAATATATATTAGCAATTGGATTGTTCATTATATATTTAACGTCTTTGGCTATTCTCTGTATTGAGGTTTTTGTTAAAACCATATTACATAATATACTTAAAAAATTATTTTTAATTAAAAATTAGAAATATTATAAAATTGAAATAAAAATATATTTATATATATAACTAATAATAATATGAATATTGAATCAAATGAAACTTCATTATCATCAAAAAAATATGAAGATTTACTTAAAAAATCTAAGGTAGAAAAAGGAAATAAATTTACACATACAAGAATACCTGATAAAAATATGGGAATTTATGGAGGATTATTTTGTATAAATTATAATGATAATTTTTGGAATTTATATTATAATCATGTATTTAAAAATAAAAATAAAGAATACTTAACTGAAAAACAAGTTATAGAAAATTCACCATTATTAGTAGATGTTGATTTACGTTATAATACAAATATTAAATCGCGACAACATACAAAGGAACACATTATAGATCTAATTGTATTATATGCATCAAAATTGAATGAAATATATCAAATTGAATCTTCTCAAGAAATAAACGTTTATGTTATGGAAAAATATGAAATTAATATGTTAGAAGATAAGACTAAAGATGGTATACATTTAGTATTTACAATTTCTATGCATAAAGCTGAACAAGTAATATTAAGAAAAAAAATTATTAATGATATAGGACAAATATGGGACAATCTACCTATTACAAATACATTTGATGAAGTATTTGATGAGGGTATTACAAAAGGTTTTGTAAATTGGCAGCTATTTGGTTCTAGAAAACCAGGCCATAAAGCGTATGAACTAAGTTATTATTTTACATTAACATATTATAATGAAGATGATACATGGGATATAAAAGATAATAATATATTAAAATTGAATATATTAGAACATTTACCAATAATGTCTGCTATAAATCAAAATCATAAAAGATTTGAATTGGTTGATAATAAGTATTTATTAGATGCTATTGAAAAAGAAAAATTAGATATTACATCAAAAGAACATAAAAAGAGTAAAATTAATATAATTGAAACAAATATTGATTTGGAACAATGTGATTTATCAAAAATATCAGATGTAAAACAATTAGATACGTTAATGCTATCATTTTTAGAAAATCTAAGTCATAATGATTATGAAGTTAAAGAAACTCATCAATTTACTATGATTTTACCAAATTGTTATTATGGTGAAGGTTCATTTAATAAATGGATTAGAGTGGGTTGGGCTTTAAAAAATACACATGATAAATTATTCTTAACTTGGATGAAATTTAGTTCTCAATCAAGTGGTTTTGATTTTAGAGATGTTGAAACTTATTATAATATGTGGAAATCATTTGATTATAAAAATTCAGATGGCTTAACAAATCGTTCTATTATGTTTTGGGCAAAGACAGATAATTTTAATAGTTATAATAATATTAGAAAAGAAACTATATCTTATTATATTGAACAAACATTAGAATCTATTATTAGCAAAGATAAAGTTGGTGAATTTGATTTGGCTAATGTATTATATCAAATGTGTAAGGATCAATTTGTTTGTGTTAGTGTAAAAAATAATCAATGGTATGAATATAAAAAAAATAAATGGCATGAAGTAGATAGTGGAAATACATTACGATTAAAAATTTCAAAAGAAATGCATGATCAATATATGAAAAAAGCTTCCGATTTAATTGAAGTAATTGCTAAAATGGAACAAAGTGGAAATGATACTGATACTATTGTTAGTAATCTTAAAGTAAGATCTTCAAAATTAGGTGATATTTGTATATTATTAAAAACAACTAGTTGGAAAAATAATATTATGAAAGAAGCTCGTGATATATTTTATGATAAAGATTTTATTCAGAAAATAGATGCTAATCCATATTTACTTTGTTTTAATAATTATGTTATTGATTTCAATACAAAAATTTATAGAAAAGGTCGACCGGATGATTATATTTCAAAATCAACTAATATTGATTATACTCCTTTAAATGCATTAGTAGGTCCTCATCCATTAGATAAAAATACAACCTATGAAGAAATTATTAATGAAATATATGAATTTATTCATGCGTTATTTCCAAATAAAGAATTACAAGGATATATGTGGGAACATTTATCATCAGTATTGATTGGAACAAATGATAATCAAACATTTAATATTTATACTGGAAGTGGTGCTAATGGTAAATCTAAATTAGTTGAATTAATGGGGAAAGCTCTAGGTGATTATAAAGCGACTGTTCCAATTACATTAATTACACAAAGTAGAAATACAATTGGTTCAACATCTCCTGAAATAGTTCAATTAATGGGTGTTCGTTATGCTTGTATGCAGGAACCAAGTAAAGGTGATAAAATTAATGAAGGTATTATGAAAGAAATTACAGGTGGTGATCCATTAGTAGGGAGAGCCTTATTTAAAGACTCAGTTACATTTATTCCTCAATTTAAATTAGTTGTTTGCACTAATGTATTATTTGAAATTAAAACTAATGATGATGGTACTTGGCGTCGTATTCGTGTATGTGATTTTATGTCTAAATTTAATGATGCTCCTTATGAAGATGAACATAGATTTCCAAAATCTAATTTTCCATATCAGTTTAAAATAGATAGGCAATTAGATAAGAAATTTAATATTTGGGCTCCAGTATTAGCATCTATGTTAGTTGATTTAGCATTTAAGAAAGAAGGAAAAGTAAAAGATGTACCAATTGTTACTGCTGTTAGTGATAAATATCGTAATTCTCAAGATTATTTAAGTGAATTTGCTAAAGAAAAAATTATTCGTAAGAGAGATGCTAAGATGAAGAAAACAGAGTTACTTGAAGAATTTAAAAATTGGTATATTTCTAATTATGGTAGAAATAATTTACCAAATGGTAAGGAAATTACTGATTATTGTGATAAATTATTTGGAAGATGTGCACGTGGTAAATGGTCAAATGTGCAAATTATATATGAAGAAGATGATAGTGATGATGAAATAGTAGAAGAAAATTTATCAGTTGAATAATTATTTAAATATAAATTTATTATTTAAATAATAATTATCTCCGACTAGAAGAAGCTTTTGAATTGGATCTTCTTGTTAATTGTGATTTTTTTTTTGATTCTAAAAATTTTTCAAAATCTACTAATGTAATATTTATAGTATTTATAAAATTATTTATAATATGTATAATAGAATAATGTTTGTTGCGATGCGAATACATAGTTGTATCATCGGTTTTTGAAAATATTAATTTAGTTTTTAATAATCTCTCAAAACATTTTTTTACTTTTTCAATATTATCGGGGAGTTCTTTTTTTAAATTATCTATTTTTAAATTTAAAGCATAAGTAGAATTATTTCTATATGACTCTGCCTTATCAAATTCTTCATCATAATCAATATTTATAATATCTATAAAATTTCTAAAAATTTTAGAATCTTCGTCTTCATCTTTATCATTTATTACTTTTAATATATTATTTAATTGAATAACTATCTCATCTCTCATAACTAATAGTCGATTTAAATTATAAAATACATCCATCATTTTATTTCTTAAATTTTGTATAATTGGTCTAAATCTAGAATCTATAATCTCTCTCTCTTCTTCATCTGCAGATGATGGATAATTACTATTGTTTTGTATTTGCTTTAAATATTTTATTCCTTCTTTACAATATTTTAATATTATTTCATTTAACTGAAATATATTGTCTAAGGATTTATTAAAAACATTAGATACACCAGATGCTAAAATAGTCTTTATTAATAAATTTTTTGCTTCATCATCTTTTAGCTCAAAATTTTCATAAATATTACTTAAAAGTTTATTTAATAATGGTGGTGGTATTTCTTCCAAAGTTTTATAATATTCTGAACTTTTATATTTACTAACTTTTTTTGTATTACTTTTTTTACTTTTTAATTTTTGTCTAAATCTTGTCTGAAATTTTCCCATGGTTTTATTTAATTTATCTCTATTAACAGTTGATAATTCATTAATTATCATATCATAAGCATTTGATAATTGTTTCATTTGTGATCTAGAAATTCTTGTATTATTTGTTATTTGACTAAAACCTTTTGCTTTATTAGAATATTTTTTTTTCATATATATATATTATTCATATTTTTCTTTATCTTCAATTATATGAGGATAACTTATTATATCTCCTCTTAAATTATTTGTTTCTAATATATATTCATAAATATTATATATTATTGATAATAAATAAGGTAACAATAAAGGAATAAATATATATAATACTATAACTATAACTAATTTATAATTTAAGTATTTTTTTTCTTGAAAAAAAGGTGTAAAAATAAAATAACAAATTAGTAATACATAATAAATTAAAACAACATAAAAATATATAGATTTATAAAAATCATAATTAGAATTTTCATAATTATCTTTTCTACTATCAATAAATAAATTTTGTTTATATGTATCAAGTTTATTAGATATTTTTTCTAATTCTTTCATTTTAGCATCTATTAAACCTCCAATAGTAACCCGATAATTATAAAGCTCTTTATAACTATCTAAATTAGAACTAAAAAAATCTTTTAATGTTTTTAAATCTTCTTCTTCTTTAGTTTTTATTGCTGCTGATGTTGTTTCTCCATTAAGCCTACATTCATCAGTGAAGCTTATACTTCCTTTAAATGTATTATGTCTAGCATTAGCTGCTTCTCTAATTGATTCAATAACTGGTATATTATCCATATTATCCATTCCTTCTTTTAAATTTGTATAACCTTCTGACATTTTTTGCATAGCTGGTCTATGCAGACTTCTCCATTTATATTTATCAGTTTCTTCTGCATATTCTTGGAATTGATCTTGACTCATTGTATATTCCATTAGAGTTCCCATTCTATCTTGAAAATCAGGAGGCAATACTTCTTCGGTAATAGCATCTTGTATAGATTCTACTAAATTTGATTCCATTTCATTAAATGCATTGTAAACTTGGTCAGATACTTTACAATCACTCATTAGTAATAATTATAATATTTATAATATATAATAATAAATTTTTAATAAATATTATAATTATACTTTTTTTTATAGTTTCTTAAAAAACATTTTATTATCACTACTATTGTTTAATGATTCTACTAATATATCTGTTTTAAATTTTCTAGCATCTATTTCTGAATTCATAAATGGTTCGATAAAAGTATATTCTTGAGAATCTTCGTGAATATTGTTTTGAATAACATTTGATTTTTTATCATTATTCATATTATTCAATGTTTCAAAAAAATTTGTAAAGGTGTCCGCCTGATCAGTAGTAGATTCTATATTTTGGTCTATTGGAAAACATTTATTTTTTGTAGAATCATAAGCCATACCATCAGTGCAACAATCTTCGCCAATACAAGTTATTCCTAGTCCACTTAATCCTGGTTTTTTTTTAATTCTACCTTGTTTTATTAATTCACTAGCCTGTCTATCATATGGAATTCTATCTTTATCAAAATTAACATTATCTTTCATATATAATAAATATAATCTATATAGCACATATAAGAAACCTATAAATGTAATAATAATAATAGCAGTTAAAGAAATATTTTTATCTAATATTTCATATTTTGCTAAAATTAAAAATAATATCATAACAGCAACTAAAACTATAATGATTTTTAAAATATAACTATATTCTACATATGTTTTTGAATAATAATCATTTATTTGAATTTTTCTTTTTTTATCTAGATTCTCTTGATTCATTATTTCATATAATTTCTCAGCATTAGAACCTTCGGTATCATTTATCATATAATCCATTAAAACATTTCCTAAAACTTGATCTTTTTGTGCGATTAATTCAAGCATGTAATTTCTATTTTCTTCATATTCAATAGTATCTGTTACTACATTTTCAGCATTAAAAGAATCTTGTGCCTCTCTATGTAGCCTTTGAATATGATCATACCAAGCACTATTAAAACCTTCTTTCATACTCATATTATTACTAAATATATTAGTAAATATATTATTAAAAAAATTATTAATTTTTGTTTCTATATTTGTAAAACCTTCATTATTTAAATTAGCTTTACCATAATTATTTAAATCATTAATAAAGTTAATTTCTTCATCTATTGCTGATATTACACCTTCAATACTTCTTATTATTTCTAAATTATCGGAATATTCTATTGTTGCATCAGCTGAACTATTTTCTGAATTTGCAATTAACTCATCTACATCTGATCTTATTTTTTCTAAACTATCAATTGCCTTAGTATCAGTTACAGTTTTTTCTTCTGTTTTAACGTCTAAATAATTATTATATCTTAAATCACCAAGTTCTAATATTTGCCTATCTGAACCACCGGAAGTTACAGTATTAATATTATAACGTTTTATTTTCCTAGAATATATAGCAGGTAATTCATATGAAAATAAATCATTCCAACGACCATTTTTATATATTTGCACATAGTCTTCTGCACCATTCCAATCATTAGGTTCTCGTCCATTCCATGAAGTATAATTCCATGGAGTTCCATCTGACCATTTCCAATTTCCACTCCCTTTTTGTTTTCCTCTATTAGTTCTTTTACCCCCAAGCCATGCACTTCCTGCTTTTCCATATTCATTTAATATACTAGTTATTTTATCATTTTCTCCTTTATCAGCTACAGAAGCTAAAGTATAACCGGTTCTCTTCGCTTCTGCCTCATGCCATTCCCAACTTTTATAGTTAGGCATGAGCATAAATGTTTTTTCTTCTGAAGTTTTACTTTCATCAATTTTATAATCTTTTCCTTTTAAAATTATTCTTCTACCAGTAGAAGTATAAAATATCATAACATTTCCAATGAGTGCATTATATGATCTTACTCTATCTATTTCTCTATCAATTTTAACCACATATTCATTTGGTCGTAGTCCATACCATTTACTTCCTCCACCAGTAGTTATTCTAGAACCATATTCTTTTTCTCCTCCGTCAGAAAATTTTAATCTAATACCATTAACTTTGTCACGATCATAATATCCTACAATTGTATCTATCTTAACATTTGGAATTACAAAAACATTTTGATTTAACATATCTTCAATATCATTGCTATAACTATTATATTTGCCCATATGCAGAGGTTGCTCATTAATATGTGTTATTAACTCTTTATTTTTTTGTAATAATAATGTTTTTTTTTTAACATATCTTTTTCTTTCTTGCCTTAAATCATTTACTCTTTCTTCAGATGTATGATATTTACTCATGCCATTTTTATGTTTATCTATTGTTCTTAAAGTATTTTCTATAGTATCTCTTCTTTCATTTAATTTTTCAGGAGTTATAAGTGGTGGAGTTTTTTCTTCTAAATTAGACATAATTATATTTATACTATATTATATAAATATAATTATTTATTATTTTATTTACTATTAACTCCTCTTAATAATAATAAGAAAGCTATTATACTAATTCCAGCTGTAACAGACCATATAGATAATTGTAAATAATGACTATCATTTTGTATTTTACTATCTTCTACCCGAGCATTAACTGATGTTGTTGTAGTTTTAAGTTTTCCAACATTATTATAATCAATATTTTTAACATCACCTAAAGGATTAACATAAATATGTTTCTTGCTAGACATTAATATATAATAATAATTTATAAATTATTAAACTTTAAAATAATTATGTATAAAAAATACTAATAATAATACTCCTATAAAATAAAAAATAAGAAAACTATCATTAAATAAATCTGGTAGTGATCTATAAACAATAAATATAATTACTGTTATAATCATTAAAATTGTTAAAATCGTATAAACTAAATATTTTCTATTATATTCTAAATTATCATTATCCATTCTACCTTCTAAATCTTTAGATTCATCATAAAATCTATTATATTCATTTAACATTTCAATATAAGATAATTCTTTATTGCCTAAATTTATTTTATTATCTTCCTGCATTGAATAGTCATTTTTTACAAAATTACTATATAAAGAATTTCTATTTAAATCTAAATAATCGGCTAATTTTTTTAATTTTAGATTTACATTATCATACATATTGTATAATGGCAAACGGTCAGTATCGTCTCCTAATTTTAAATCATTTAATTTATTATTTATATCCATATAATCGTTAATAATTCCATTATTTTCATCAAGTGCTTTATCAAATAAATAATCTATATGTTCAAATTTATCTTTATTTGAATTATAAAATTTTTTATCAACTCTTCCTTCACCTAAATATGTATACTCATCTGAAGGAAGAGGTTTATGATTACAATTTACTTTTATTTTTTCAAAACCTGATCCTGATTTTAAATTATATATATTACAATCATTATTTTGAGTTATTAAATATAAATCACAATCATTTTTATCACATTCATATTTACAACTACTTATATCAGTATTCAAAGATTTAGCTGATTGCATTGGTTGTAATGAACTGGGAGATAAATTATAAAATTGTCCTTTTGTTGGGTTACAAATATTTATGTAATTTCCATCTATTCTATTATTTAGATTTTCTTTTACGTCTATAAATAAATCTTCGCCTAAATTAAAATATAGAATACCAATTGGAATAATTATTAATATTGATAAAATAAATATTTTAAATTGTATATTATTTTTCATATTATTTTTCATATTATATATTTATAATATGAAAATATATTAATATCTTAATTTTTATAGCTCATATAAATTTGATAAAATAAATAAACTAATGTTATTATTAAAATATTAATTAAATTATTTGCATCTCTATTTATAACACTTCCTAATAAAAATATTACTAATAAAAATATATAAACTAAAGAAACTAATATATCTAAATTTTTCATCATAATATTATTATCATTTGATTTTTTATCTTTTACTAAATCTTTTTCCTTATTTTCCATATTTTCATTACTAAGTTTTGAGCAATTATTATTTACACATTCAATATAATCTACATCATCATTAAGAGATTTAAATCCATTAGTCATAAATTCATAATTAGTATATTGACTTAAATTTTTATAGTTTTCTTTCATTAATTTAGACTGTAATGTATCTAAATTTAATTCGCTAGTAACAAAATTAGTTTTTTTATTTTTCATAGGTTCTTTTTTATTACTATTTTTTGCTTCTATTCTATTCAATAATAAATCCATACTTATTATTTATATATATTTTTATATATTATTTTGATTTTCTAAATAATTTATATTTGTTTTTTTGCATACACATAAATTATGAAAGTTATTATTAAAAACAGAATAACATTTTCTGATATTTTTAAATTTTTTAAAAATAGAGTATCTCCTAATTTACCATTATTTGCACCATCAAAACCAATTAAACTTTTTAATTCTTCTTTTTTATCATCTATCATTTTTTGTAATTTTTCTAAATATAATGTGTCATATTGTGTTATAAATGCTACATTTGAAATATCATATGAAATACTATCTAATGAATTAATAATAACTAAATAATGATCTGTTAATGCTTTTATTTTAATATCTAAGTTATTCTCTTGATTTTGAGTATTTTCACAAATATATCTTATTATTGCATCTGTAAGATCTGATAAAATTCCTGGTGTGCTTGTATTCCAATTATCATATAAATTTTTGTAATGATTATATGATTTAATTTGGGGTAAATTTCTTATTAAATTTTCATTATCAATTAATTCAGTTTTATATATTATAAAATTATTAGATTTTGAAAAATTATTATTTTTTCCAAAAGAAATACAATTACTTATATTTCTTAAATCTGTATTTCTTAGTTGATCATTAAGAGTTACTTCATTTTCTATAGGACTTGATGTTCTTTGTGATTTATCACCAAATAAATCATTTATTAAATCATTAAATGGTTTTAATAAATTTTCTATATTATCAAATTCACATGATTTATTTGTTTTTGGAATTAAACACTTATATTTAAAATCATTACCTTTATTATATCTTGTTAAATCAGTAGTTATAAATAGGGATTTATTTTCTCTTAATGCCATATTTTTACATTCTTCAACTAGATTTATATTTTCAGAACCAGAATTATTTTTTATATCAAAATTATAAGTGGTAAAATTATCTAGTATATATTCATTTAATTTATCTGTATTCATTAAAGATGATTTAGGTCGATAACATTTATTATCTGTATTAAAAATAGAAAAATTGTTTATTTCCATTATTATATAATAATAATATTTATATTAATTTAATATTATTATAATATTTTACATTTTATATTTTACATTTTATATTTTACATTTTATATTTTACAAATTCTATAAAAATCACTTTCTATTGCTGTTCTACTTTTCCTTTTAATATGTATCACATCTCCTGGTTTAAATCCCATTACTAATGATACGGGATTAAAATATGATATATCTGGAATTTGACTTTCTTTTAATATATTAAATTTTTTCATAAATTCTTTTTTTTCTTCTGGTGTAAGTTTTCTATGTGGTGGATTTAATTCATGTTTTAAAATATTAAATTGTAATCTTTTAATGTTTAATAATGATATATAAATATTATCACTCATCCATATATCTTTTACATTTTGAATTAATGTATCATTAGGTTGATCTTTTGTTATAATTATAAAATCATCATTTTTTGATAAAATACTTTCAATATGAAATAAATCTTCTACCATATCATATATATTTTGTGTTTTTAATACTTTACTTACATAAAATTTTACATATATTTTATTATTAGTGCTACTTTTTTCTACGAGCATATCTAATTGATTTGTTTCCAACATAATACCAATTTCATTTATAGTAAAATTATTATATGGAGTAATATCAAATCCTCTTTCTTCTAAAATATCTAGTAAATTTCTTCTAGCATTATAAATAGAAATTATATGACTATTTGTATTTGTCATTAATTTAATATTATATATATTAAATTAATTTATCTTTATTCAATTTTATAATTATTTTTATTTATCTTTATTTATCTTTATTTATCTTTATTTATCTTTATTTATCTTTATTTAATTAAATAATTATTGCTGATCAATTTTAATAGTTTTTCTTTTTTCAGAATTAGATAAATTTGATTCTTCTAAAGAAGAAGATATATCTTCATTATTTTCTTTATTAGCTTTTTCAGTTTCAATAGAAAGAAGACTATTTTCTTTTAAAATGGGTTCTTTTTCAATTTTTTTTACTTCTTTTTCAAAAACAATTGGTGTATTATTTTTTTCTTGTTTTTGTGTTTTATCATTAGATGTTCCTGTTAAAGTTTGAACGAAGTTATCTAAAGCATCCGACACTTGTTCACCTAATGTTAAAGGTGGTTTTGATTCTTCTTCTTCACTATCACTATCTTCGTCCATTGATGCTTTATATTTTTCATAATCTTCTTTTGCTTTTTTAACTGCTTCGATAGTAACTGGTGATAAACCTTCATTATCTTCATCATCAATTTCTTCTTCTTCTTCTTCTTCTTCTTCTTTTTCTTTTTCTTTTCCAGGTTCACCTTCTTTTTCACTAGCTTTCTTTATTTCTTCATCTTCATCTTCATCTTCATCTTCATCTTCATCTTCATCTTCTTCACTTAGTTCTTTTGGATTTTCTACATCTTCATTATCTTCTTCTGTTTTTAGATTTTGATTAGCTATTTTATTAAATTCAGTTTTTTGTTTATCATTTAAAACTCTATCTTTGATTATTTCTAATGTATTTTTATAATTCATAGATGTTAACTGATCAATATTATCTTCAGTAATGATTCTCATTTGAATATTCATAACTTGCAATTCTTGCATTAATAATTTAAATGAATATGGAACTCTAATAATACTAAAATCTCTCCCATATTTTGTAACTACTTCAATATTTTGTTCATTTTCGATATTATTATTAAATTTTAATGGACCATCAGCAAATGGACTGATAAATATATTTTTGGTTTGATTATAAATAGCAATTGTGCCACTATTATTACAAATAGCAACAAAATATTCATCGCCACGTTTAAGCATAGATTCATTTAAGAATTTGGTAGCACCATGAGCAATAATACAATCACGTTCCATCTCTCCAATACGTAATCCACCATCATTAGCTCTACCTTGAACGGTTTGTCTAGTTAAAACAGTTCTAGGACCTTGAGCACGATAATTAATTTTGTCTTTAACCATATGTTTAAGTCTCATATAATAGCAAGGTCCAATAAAAAATTCAGCTTGAAGTTGTTCACCGGTTTCGCCACTATATAATATTTCATTCCCACTAGAATTATATCCAATATTATTTAATAACTTACCAAAAACTTCATGTTTAGAACCTTTATTAACAAAAGCAGTGCAGTCTCCAAATCCGCCATAATTTGCACAAGTTTTTCCCATTAATGTTTCAACTAATTGACCGATAGTCATTCTACTAGGTAAAGCGTGTGGATTAATAATTAAATCAGGTCTAATTCCATTTTCTGTAAATGGCATATTATCTTCTGGAATTATCAACCCAATAGTTCCTTTTTGTCCGCATCTGCTACAAAATTTATCTCCTATAGCAGGAATACGTTCTTCTCTAATACGCACTTTAGCTATTCTAAATCCTTCTTCATCATCAGTTATAAATGATTTATCAACAAAACCTAATTGTCCTTTTTTAGGTGTAATAGAAGAATCAATGTATGTATCGGGATTATTTAAATTATTATTTACTTTACCAATAATAACTTTTTTATCATCTAATAAAGTATTTTCTTTAATTAAACCATGTTTATCGAGGTGAGAATAATCATAACCTGGTTTTTTTCCAATAACTAATTCTTTATCAATATTACAAAATTTAGAATCAATAGTTCCTGATGCAACTTTAGAACTTTCTTCTCTAGATTCATACATATTTAAATATGTAGTGTTAAACATTCCACGTTTTAAGGAACCTTCATTAAATAAGATAGAATCTTCAACATTATAACCTCCATAACATCCTATTGCAACAATTGCATTAATACCATATGGATGTTCTTCATTATAAATATATTTTAAATATCTACTTTTAACAAGAGGAATTTGGCCATTATTTAATACAACACCCATTTTATCTATTCTATTTTGGTAATTAGAATTGTATAAACTTACACCTTGTTTACTTTGACCACAAGAAAATAAATCTCTAGGGAGTTGATTATTTTCAGGAAATACAATTTGATTACCCATAACGCCTAGTAATAATGATGGATGTATTTCAAGATGTGTTGTAAATTTATTAATTTTTTCTTCAGTTGTAGCAATTAAACTAGTTTCTGTTTCTGCGGTATCTAAATATTCAATAATTCCTGATTGCTGTAATAATGATTCTAATATTTTTTCTCTACTTTCAATAGATTCCCCTTCTTTATAAGGAATAGTATATAAATCATTTATATTGCTATAAATTAAATTTGATTTAATAAATAATTCTTTATTTGAAATAATTTTATCATTTTTTTTGAAATTATTAAAACCTATTAGTAAGTCATTAAAAGTAAAATTATTTTCTAATATATTAGTTAATATTTTTTCTTTTCTAAAACTTGGAATTTGTTGTTCAATATAATATACAGGTCTACATAATCTACCTGAATCAGTGTATATATAAATAATTTCATCATTAATTGACCAACTAATACTAGTATAAACAGGAATTAATCCAATTCTTCTATATTTTATTAAAATATCTAATACTTCAATTGGATTTGTAATTATTCCAACCCATGCGCCATTAACAAATATTTTGATACATTTTGATATATATTCTGTAGTACATTCACTAAGTAATTCCATAAACACTAATTGTCTTAACAATTCAATAATTGGTTTACTTGAATATCCATTAGTAATTGTAGCACCTAAGCTCATATGTTTATGTAATCCAACATTACCACCATCAGGTGTATCAACTGGATCAATAATTCCCCATTGTGATGAATGTAATAATCTAGGTCCAATAATTTTGGCACTAGAGTCTAAAGGTAAATTTAATTTTCTTAAATGTGAAATGGAGGAATTAAATGATAAACGATTTAAATCTTGAATTACTTCAGGTCTTTTGGTGTGTTGTTCTGCGCCCCAATTACCTTTAAATGCTTTTTTAAAACCACTTTCTAATATTCTATCTTTAAAATATTCTTGATAGTTATTTTCTATTAATGATGTAAAATCATTTTGATAAATACCTTGTTTATAGTAATATTCTTTATCTATTTTAGTATAAATATGTTTTTGTTGTAAACTATAATATTCTTTAAATAAATCATAAATTAATGAACCACTTAATTCTACCCGTTTATATTTAAAACTATCACGATCAGTTGCTTTTTTTTCACCTTTATATACTTTTAATAATTCATTTACCATATATCCTAAATAATATGCTTTATTAATAAAATTATTTTCACCTATATGTGGTAAGAAATAATCCATTAATATTTCTAATATATGAGCCATAGTTTTACCTTTTGTTAAAGTAGCCATATATTTCATTGCTACTTCTTGATTAAAAATATTGCCAGCATCATGTATAGATGGAATAAATAAATCTATATAACTTTCATATTTTTCAATATCTAATAAGCAATATTCTATTATTTCTTTATCTGATAATATTCCTAATGCTCTCATTACTATAAATAATGGAACTGGTTTACGAATATTTGGAATATTAACAACAATATTACCATTTTTATATTTCGGAGAAGGTCTTACAATTCTAATTGATAAAGTTCTAATTGGTTTTGAAGCATCTTCACTTACACTTCTTATTTCAGCGGAATGTGAATATATTTCATTATAATCTTCTCTAATATAAAACATATTATCAGCAAACTTTTCTTGGCTAATAAGTACTTTTTCTTTTCCATCAACAATAAAATATCCGCCTTTATCATTTTTACATTCTCCCATGTTGAATTTTGTATTTTTATCTAATTTATTTAAAATACACAAATCAGAATTTAACATAATTGGAAACTTACCAAAATATATTTTTTCTAAATTTGATTCTATTGTTTGAACTTCTCCATCTTTTTTTATTTTATAAATAATTGTTATATCCATATGTAAAGTAGTTGAATAACTCATATTTCTTAATCTTGCTTCATTTGGAAACATATAATGTTTTCTTTTTTCATCAAAAATAATTGGTTTACCAAAATATAATTTATTACCTTCTTTTCCACCAAAATAAATATCTGCTTGTAAATTATATTCTTTACTATCTGCATCTTGTTCTTTAAAAATTTGAATTGGATTTTTTTCTTTAATTATATTAAAAATTTTATTATTAAAAAAATCATTATATGAATCTAAATGATGTCTTATTAGTATATTAGGATTATCTTCAAATAATTTATCTATTATTGACCAAGTTATAATATCCTCTTCACTCATAGTATATTATATTATATTTATAGTTTAATATTCTAATATTTCTTATTAACAATTAATTTATAAGAAATATTTATATATTTATGATAATGCCATTCCTGAATAAGTAATTATTACCAATGCTAAAATAATAAATAATAAAATTAATGGTAATAATACTAAAAACCATGATACTTCTTTATAGCCTGATTTACATAATGAATTTAAAATAAATGTCCAAAATAATATATATATTGCTTTAAATACAAACATCATAAATGTATTTGGAACATAACATTCATAATTACCTAGACAATACTTACTAGTATTTCCAAAATTTTGAACTGCTATAACTACAAAAATAATTACTGAAATTGCTAAATAAAAAAAAGCAGGTGTGCAAAGGTTTTTAAAATCTTTTACATATTTATCAAAATATTTTGTCATTTATATTATTTTAATATAAAAAAAATTAATTTCATGAATAATTATAATTACTATCTTCACTTGCTGGATTTCTTAATACTACTTCATTTGTTTTTGGATCATCACCATTAAATGTATTAAAAAAATCTTGCGATGATGCTTGAGAATTTCTAGCAAAATCTGTTAAAGGTTGGAATATAGGACCACCACCTTTCATATTTTTTTTTGAACTGCATCCATATTGAATTCTTTTATATGTTCTACGTTTTTTTCCTAAATTCTTAATCTTTAATTTTATTCTTCTTGTATTTCTTGTATTTCTTTTATTTTTTCTAGATTTTTTTCTGTAAACTCTTTTTTTTGTGCGAGCCATCTATAATATAATAAAATATTTTATTCTATATTTACATGTGTTAACATATGTCTTCTGCAACAATATTTATTTAATCCTAATAAATCCAATACTTCACCTTCAGGAGTTTTATCAATAAATTCTTTAGTTAAATATATTACTTTATCTACATTCATTTTCTCATTTATTTTGCGTTTCTTTATTTCATTTTGATAAAATCTAAATTTATTTCCTAATACTTTACCACAAGTAAAACACTTTACTGGAATTAACATAACTATATTATTATTTATTTATATTTTTAATATCAATTTTATTAAAAATATAATAATTAATTTAATCCATTAAATTTGATGCAAATTCTCCAATTGTGGCTAATTCATTTTCTTCTTCTTCTTCTTCTTCTTCTTCATTTTTCATTCCTTCAAGTGTGCACATACCTTCCATTGAACCGCACATTCCTTCTATATGTCTACCGCTATTGCACATTCCTTCTTTTTTATGTTTTCCACTGCACATTCCTTCTTTTTTATTATTTTTTTTTTTATTTTTCATACCTTCAACTGTTAAAACACGATTTAATACTTTAAATCCATTATTATCATTCATATCAACTTGGAAAAAATTTAATACTATCATACTTATTACTACAGATACTAAAATAAATATAATTGTAGGAAATATTGCCCTAAATTTAGAAAATACCATTATAAATTAGATAAATATTAAATTTTTAGTTTATACATTATTTTATTTATATATCTAAAAATTGATAAAATTTTATATTTATTATATTAATAATAAAAATGCAACATCAAGATTGGAAATCGATTACATTTAATACTTTATCTGAAACTAAAAAGCAAACACTAGCAAAAAAAATCAATAGTAATAAAACTACTAATCCCGAAGAGGTAAAAGTAGAACAACAAAAAAATTTAGGACAATTAATAGCACATGCAAGAAATACAAAAAAGCTTAACCAAAAACAATTAGCATCTCAAATCGGTGTATCTTCTCAAATATTAGGTAGATGGGAATCAAATAAGGAAATTTTAACAAATGCTCAAATTGCATCAATTGAGAAAATAACAGGAATAAAGCTACCTAGAAATAAAAAAATGGCAACAAAACAAGATGATTAATATTTAATATTTAATATTTAATATATCTTTTTGTTTTTTTCTTACCCCCATGGATTAAATATTTTGCAAGTCTAGATTTTTTAGGGATGGGTTCGGGTCGATGAACTCCATAAGGTTGTGAATCAGTAAATTCAAGAATTTTAGATGAGTTTGAGGGTGAGAGTTGAAGTGAACCAATATTGCGAGTAACATTGTCGCAAGGAACATTATAAGCATTTGGTATGGTATGATAAAATGGTTCGGATACAGAACTTATACGATGAGGTAGATAAGTAGGATGATGACGACGACGCGAGACAGGAAGTGGAGGTCCTGCTGGTAGAGGAGGCATAGTATAGTATTGAGGAGTAGCTATATTAGAAGGAGGGTATGCTGGTAGAGGAGGCATAACATAAAGTGGACCACTTGGTTTAGAAAGTGAAGGATTATGTCTTAACTGTTCACTACCATGAGCAAATAGGCATCTGCCTTTATATGGACATTTTCCATATTTACTAAAATTTTCACAAAGTCTAGTTTTATATGTAGTTGGATCCTTTAACCAGTTTTTTGTATTCTGATTACTTTTACCTTTACCTTTACCTTTACTGCGTGCTCGTCTAAATTTTGCGGTGATTAATTTTTGTAATTTTTTTTTTGCTTTATTTTTTCTTGTTGGCATTTTTAATATATAAAAATATTTTTATTTATATTTATTAAAATATAAATAAAATCTCTCATAATTATTTTTATTTAAATATCAGTAAATTCATAACCTTTGCTGGTTTTAACTTTTTTTAGTTGTTTATTTTCTTTATGAATATTTAAATGGCATTTTTCACATATACTAATTAGATTAGCCTTTTTATTTTTATGAAATTCTTTATTAATAAATCCATTTTTATCTGCATTTTCTTGAAATTGTAAATGATGTATATCACTACTAGGGTTCTCTCCGCATAGTTCACAAATTTTAGATTTTATTTTTTTAGAATTATAATTTGTTTCTTTACTATTCATGACTGTATTATCATTTTCATTATATTTATTTCTAATATTATAACATCTCTCTATAAATTCATCATCTAAATCTAAACTTTGTGCAACTTGTATACCATACATCATGTCGCCTGAACCATCTTTTAGTTTTCTATCATAAATTAATTTATTTGTTTTTTTATCAAATATAACACTCATATGATTTATTTTTAATTTATTTAAATTTTTTATTTCATCATATTTTAATAATTCATGATAATGTGTAGCAAATATAGAACTTACTTCATTATTATGTAATCTCTCTAAACTTGCTGTAAAAATACTTAATCCAGAAACTGATTCTGTTCCACTACATAATTCATCACCTAAAACAATACTATTTTTATCAGAATATCTTAAAATATTTCTTAATTCACTCATTTCAAGTGCAAATGTAGAGAGACCTTTAAAAATATTATCAGTATTGAGAATTCGTGTAAATAAACTGTTATATGGATAATATTTAAAACTAGTAGATGGTACATAATTTCCACTTTGAGCTAATATTATATTAATTCCTATAGATTTAATGAGAGAACTCTTACCAACAGCATTTGTTCCATATATAAGAGAACAATTATATTTTGAACCTAATTCTATATTATTAGTAACATATAATTCATTTTGATTTAGTTGTTCTATAAGTGGATGTCTTATTTTTTCAGCATTAAAATAAGATTTCCCATTATTTAGATCTTCTATAATTGGTTTTGTATAATTAAAATTATAAGCATTATAAGCTCTATTATGGGCAGTGTCTAGTAATCCAATAAATTGAGAGATTATAGATAATTTGGATTTGTCATTGAAAATTATAAATTCTCTCAAAATATTATTATAAACTTGATTAATTTTGTTGATTAATTGTTCTTTATCATTTTGAATACCATGTGCCATTTTTTTTATATCAGATGATGTAATAATCATATTTGTTTTATTAGAGCCATGTTCTATATATTCTAATTTTGATAAATCTAATGTATAAATCTCTTCTTTTCTACTAAATTTAGAGAGATATGTTATATTTACTTTACTTTCTTCTTTTTTTAAACATTCTTGTAATATTATAACTCTTCTTTTTGTTCCTAATAAAAAGGAGTCTGATTTACTAGTTTCATGTATTTTAATATATTCACCTTCTTTATTTTTTTCATATTTTTTCAATATATTTGAGAGATATAAACGAATTGCTTCAAATACTTCTTTAGAATCTATACTTTCTCTCAAATATTCATTCAAATTATTATCATAATTCTTATTTATAAAATCTAAGTCTTCTATATTATAATACCCCAGTTTATCCATTACAATATTATTAATTCTCTCCACGTTAAATTTATAATCTACAAAATTACAAACTTCATCACAAATAATATCAATTTTAGAATTTGTAAACGAGGAAATATATTCATATAATTTTAAATTATCAGAAGCTTGAGAAATTTTTTGATATAATATTTTGATTTTGGAGAGATTATAATATAACATATAGAAATCTCTTGGTTCTAATTTATTCATAATTAATTTTCTCTCAATTCTTTCAATATCTCTGATATTGTTTAATTCGTATCTAATTACATTATAAAATTCTGTTTCTAATAAATGTTCTGTTATATTATAATATTTATTCAAATCTTTAATATTACTAATAGGATGTAATAAGTCATAATTAAATTTTCTTTTACCTATTGAAGTAATACAATTATTTAACATAGATGCCACAGAAGATAATTTACCACTATAATTCTTATTACTAATTATATTTAATTGCTGCAATGAATGATTCGCAAGTATTAATTTTTCACTATGATTTTGAAAATCTGGTAGAGAGATGTCTTTAATTAAATTAGGATTATGTTTTTCAACAAAATCTAATAAAAAACAGAGAGATTGATTAGCAATAGGATATTCATAAAATTCACATTTCTCTCTAAAACTACCAATACCGTATAATTTATCGATCAAACATTCTTGATATTTTTGTTTTTCACAATTTAAAGCAATCTTATTTATTTCATTTTTATTATCTTTTTCTAATATAATTTTATGTATTTTACTTGACTTTAAATTTATAAAACTTATTACATTATCTATATAATCTCTCTCCTCATTATTTGTAATTATAATTGCCTCTGATGGATCATGTATTGATATATATTTTTCTAAATTATCATATACAATTGGATTATTATTATAAGGAATAGTATATTCAAAATTTATTAATTTACCAGTCAAAATATCAATTATAGATAATCCAATTGTTAATAAAGCCTCTTTTATTACACTATTTGCTTTTGAAATATTTAGCCATATACAAATTGTATTATTACTTAAATTATCAGATTCTTCATTAAAATGCATGCCCGGCGAATATATACATGCTAAATTTCTCTCAGCATTTTTTGCTTGAACATTTTGAGTAATAACAGGAATTGTATAACCATGTTCTAATAATCGTTTAACATATTTTTCTAATTGTCCTAATCCAAAACCAGCCATTACTACTTTTTTTGTTCCAACACAAGTATTTTTACGAGCAATTGACATATCACAAATACGAGAAAAATCTTCAATACTTGAACCAACATACGAACCATCAGATTCAACTATAGCATAACATTCAAAAAAAGAACCAACTTGTATAAGAATTATAGTTTTCTCTCCATGTGACTGTTTATATTTTTTTGTATCTTCAAAATATTTTAAAATTAAAGACATTATTATAAAATATATTTTAAGTTTTAAATATATTTTATATATTAAATTAAATACTTTGACGATTTAGGTATGGAATTTGGTTTAGGAACAAATGCAGCTCCACCTGCTTTTACTCTAGTTTTAGCATTTTTAATTATATTTATATGATCTTCTGATTTATATGAAATTTTATCATTTGCATCTTTTAATAGTAATGAACCAGCACCAACAGTAGAAAGACGTAATCTTTGAATTCTTAAATTAGAAGCATTATTTGGTATAGGACGAGAATTATTTACAGATTCACTTCTTTTACTATTAGTTGAACTATTATTATTTCCTAAATTATAAACTTGATGCGATTGAAAATTTCTATTAATAAATGCTCTTCTTCCTAAAATAAAACTATTACCTCCATCGGCAACACTAAATTTTTGTGGCATATTTCTAGATATATTTGCAGTAAATAACATTATATTAAATTATAATTATATTAAATTATATTAAATTATAATTATATTTTAAATATTAATTATATTAAAATTTCATTCTCATCCTCATTATATTACCTCTAGGTGGTCGTGGAGGTAATGGTTTAGGTGGACTTAAATTTACTGGTAATATAACTTCAAGTTTAATAGGTTCAGGTTCAGGAACAGGAACAGAAACAGGTTCAGGAACAGAAACAGGTTCAGGAACAGAAACAGGTTCAGGAACAGAAACAGGTTCAAGAACAAGTTCAGGAACAGTTACAGTTTCAAGAACAGGTTCAGGAACAGTTTCAAGAACAGGTTCAGATACAGGTTCAGATACAGGTTCAGGAACAGTTTCAGGTTCAGATACAGGTTCAGATACAGGTTCAGTAACAGGTTCAGGAACAGTTTCAGGTTCAGATACAGGTTCAGATACAGGTTCAGTAATAGGTTCAGAAACAGATTCAGAAACAGGTTCAGGAACAATTTCAGATTCAGAAACAGGTTCAGGAACAATTTCAGATTCAGAAACAGGTTCAGGAACAGTTTCAGAAACAGGTTCAGGTTCAGGAACAGTTTCAGGAACAGTTTCAAGAACAGGTTCAGGAAGAGTTTCAGGTATAGTATCAGGAACAGTTTCAGGTTCAGAAACCTTAGATGACTTAGATTTAGATTTATATTTAGACTTAGATTTAGATTTAGATTTAGATTCAGATTTAACAAGTGGTTCTGGTTTAGGTGAGGAAGAATTTATTGATTCAACAACATTATCTAAATCAACTCCAATCATTTTAAAATAATAAAATATTTTATTATTTTAAATAATTCAAATTTATATATTATGTTCTTGACAATTATAATGTGAATATTCATGCATATGTTCATGTTCATATAAATCTTCATTTGACTCTTCATTTAATTTACATTCTGTGCGCAGGGTATTTAAATGTGGGGTATTTAAATCTGAATTTAAGTAACTTTGCTGAATCTTACGATTATTTTCTTCTTCAAGCTTAATCTTAAGATTATTTAGTTCTTCTCTAAATCTATTTTTATCGGTATTTGTTAAATTTAATTCTTCATTATCACTAATTATTATTTTTTTTATCATTTTTTCGCAAGCAGCAATACAACGGTCTTGATCTTTATCTAAATAAAATTTCCATTTTTGAAAAGCTATTCTTCTAGGCAATTTATCAAATGCTAATTTGCCTTCCTTATTTAATACATCTAAACTACTTTCATCACCTGATGAACATAGAAAATTATCAGGCAAACTACTTAATGCTATTTTGAATTTTTTATTAATTAATTTATAACCATTAATCCATTCATTTTTTAAAAAAATTTTAAAGAAATTAGGAGCATCTTTATAATTTAAATCAATAATTTCATCAAAATCTTTGGGTAAAATAGGTCTAGAGCAACAATTACATATTAAATTAATTTCATCATTATTAATTAAATTTTTTTCATGATTATTAATTAAATTTTTTTTATCATTATTAATTAAATTTTTTTCATCATTATTAATTAAATTTTTTTCATCATTATTAATTACATTTTTTTCATCATTATTAATTACATTAATTGTTAATTTTACTATGTCTTGATTAATCATTATTAAAATATAATGAAAATTTTTTATATAGTTTTTAATAGTAATATTTATTTAAAATATAGCTTATATCATTATTATTACTATAAATATCATATTCATACATATTTTTTAAATTATTAATATAATCATTAGCGTCTAAATTTGGTAAAAGTTCTAGTTGCAATAAATAACCAGACAAATCTAAATTAGAAATTTTATTATTTCTTAATTTTTCTATGTAACTTAAATGACTATAAATACTAAATTTAGCATCTCCAGGTTTTTTTCCTCCAATACCTTTACTAGTTTTTGGTTTATCTTTTCCTTTAATGTTAGATTTCAATATAGCGCCTAAATTAAGAGAATTATCTGTTATAATTAAATTTAATAAATTAGTATCAATATAATTATTAGAAATATCAAATAGTGTAAAATCTATAGTTCCAATATAATTATCTAATAAAGCGATATTAAAAGGTTGCTGATTTATATTATTTATTATAGGCTCCTGATTCATATTATTTATTATAAATATAATAATAAATAATAAATAATTAAGAACGTATTTTTTTTAATACAGATTGAGATTGCGAATTATTAGCTCCACCAAAACCGGAATCATTATAATTTTTATTAACAGCCATTAATTTTTTAAAGCGTGTGTAATCAGAACCATCGTGAACAAATCTAGGATTACCAGAATAACTAGCACCACCATTTCTTGAAACTCCATCTCCTAAAGTTTGAAGTCTAGATAAATTATTACCACCAACTTGATTGGAAGCTTTTCCATATATGGGATTAGTAGCACCATATCCATTAGTAGTAACATCACCGGCATTATAAGCAGTTTTAAAAGGCCCTAAAATATTACCAGAATAAAGTGCAGGCGAAGAACCAAGACCTGTATTATATAAATTACCAAAAGCTTTTGCTAAATATTTACGTGAAGTAGCACGTTCATTACCGCCATCCATAGCTCCAAATAATTGTGGTTGAGTTCCTTTTTTTGCTCCTCCTAAAGTAGTTTGATCAAATGTGGACATAACTAATTAATATAATAATATATTATATTTAAAAAAAAAATTTTTAAATTAAATTAAATTTATTGACAGATTAATCGAGGGGCAATATTCATTGTAAGTAATTCTTGAAACATTAATTTGCAAGCATATGGAATTTCAACATATTTAAAATCTGTTCTATTTTCACAAGTATTACAAATATGAATTTGTTGATTTTTATTGTATGCAGCAATTAGACCACATTTATTACAAATATGAACACTATAAGAGTCAGATGCATCATAAAGTCTACCTTTTGTAAAACGAGCAGCACCATGAGAAATCATACAATCTCGTTCCATTTCTCCAAAGCGAAGACCACCATCACGTGCTCTGCCTTCAGCAGGTTGTCTAGTAAGATTAACCATTGGTCCAATAGATCTACTATGTTGTTTATCATTAACCATATGTTTGAGACGCTGATAAAATGCAGGTCCAATAAATATACTACTGGGCATTTGTTCACCAGTAAGAGCATTATACATGACTTCATTACCGTTAGATTCATAGCCAAGTTTTTGTAATTCTTTTGTAATATCTGAAATTTTAAATTTACTAAAACTAGTTCCATCACCAAAAAGTCCTAACTGAACTAATACTTTACCTAATAGAGTTTCTTTAAGCTGAGCAATAGTCATACGACTAGGAATAGCATGAGGATTAATAATAATATCAGGTTTTAATCCATCAGCAGTAAATGGCATATCTTGTTCGGGTATAATATTACCAATAGTTCCTTTTTGTCCATGACGACTACTAAATTTATCTCCAATGACAGGTTTACGATAATTTCTTAAACGCACCTTACAAAAGTTATAACCATCACCATTACATTCGATGTAGTTTTTGTCAATATATGTTTCTTCATTAGTTCTATAAACATGACTTTCATCTGTATATTTAATAGTTTTAGTATAATCATTTTTATTTTCTTTAATTGGTAGAACTTTAGCAATAATAATATCGCGGTCTTTGATTAATGTATTTTCGGGAACAACACCTAGATTATTAACTTTATCATAATTAGCAAATTTCATATTTTTAGTTTTAGTTTTATCTGGTTTGCAACGTATTTCTTCATTACCGTATAATTTTTTATCTTCATCTTTTTCAGTATGATAAATAGTTGCTAAAAATAGTCCTCTATCAATTGACCCTTTATTAAATAAAATACTATCTTCTTGATTATAACCAGAATGACTCATAATAGCAACAATAACTTGTTCGCCGGAAGGAATAGTATTGAGTTGAATAATATTCATAAGTCTAGTATCAACAAGAGGTCTCATAGGATATGATAATACATAAGCAGTTTTATCCATTCTATTATCATAATTGGTAACATACATACCGATAGCCTGTTTACCCATAGCACTTTGATATGTATTTCTAGGAGATTGATTATTTTCAGGAAAAGGAATACAAGATGCTAAAATACCAAAAATGGTGCTAGGATGAATTTCACAATGAGTATAATGGAAAATATATTTAGAATCTTTAGAGTTAAGTTGTTCGGGTTCCATAGCAATCATGGAATTATTTTGTTCATAAGAATCAATATATTCAATAATAGATTCTGTAATTTTTCCATTATATAAAAGGTCATTCCAATTAATTTGATTATTCTGAAGTTTATAGATAATATCTTTTGTATAAATGATTTTATTATTTTTAATTTTAAGTAATGGTCTAGTAAGTCTTCCGGCATCATTACAAATTTTAATTTCTTGTAATTTATAATCAAATATAATTGAAGTGTAAATATTAATAATTCCTTTATATTTTTTTTCTTTTAAATTATTGTAAAGTTCAAGTGGTTGATTGGTAATACCAACCCATGAACCATTAATAAATACTTTAACTTTATCATATAATTCTTTTGGTTTATCATATAATATATTAATAGGAGTAATAAGTGGTAATATATAGTCATATAATCCAATTGAATTAGAAGGAACAGTAATATGAGTCATATAACTTAAATTTTTAACAATACCTACAGAGCCTCCTTCAGGCGTTTCAGCCGGACAAAGAAATCCCCAGGATGAATTATGTAGACGTCTAGGAGGAACTAATTTACCACTTTTATCAATAGGCGTATTAACCCGTCGTAGATGACTAATACTAGAAATATAAGTAAGACGATTTAAAACTTGAGCAACACCAACTTTATTACTATTAATTTGTTTAATACCAAAATCACCAGTAGCAAGAGCTCTTTTAATACCATTTTCAATAGTAGTAGATTTAATAATTTTATAAATATTAGTGCTATTAATAATATTTTCATAATCTTCATTAGATTTCCAAGAACCAGAATTAATTTCTCTAACAACTTGTTTTTGCATATCTTTAACAACTTTATTAAGATAGTTACGTAGAAGATTATTAATAAGAGAACCAGTTAAATCAATTCGTTTATTAAGATATGAATCACGGTCAGATTGTTCAATCCATTCAAATGATGTTTGTATAAGTCTATTGGTCATATAACCAAGCATATAAATTTTTTGTTCAACCGTTTTACAATGGGGAAATATATCATTATTAATTACTTCAAAAGCAAATTCATTTTTACGTTTATAACCAGTTTCTTTATCAACATTAAGTGGAGTATATATTACATTAGAAGTAATATACCTAATAGCATCATCATATGTAAGACAATTATTAGCATCAACGATTGAAGCTTGAAGACCATAAAGCAATTTTTTATATTTTTTATCATCAATATCAAGAATAATTTTCTCACAAATATCTTTATCACTAATAATATTAAAAGCACGAAAGATAATGAAAAGAGGGATAGGATTTTTAAGTCGAGGAATTTGTAAATAAATAGCATTACCAAAACCATTATTTTTAGAAGAAATCATAATATTAATTTGTTTAGGAGAAATACATTTCCAATCAGGAATACATTTCATTTCGGCACTCCAAACCCACTTAGTATTATTTTTAGATACATTAAAACAATAAATTTGATTTTCAGCAGCACGTTCTTGGCCTAAGCAAGTTTTTTCAGATCCATTAATAATAAAATAGCCACCAGGATCCATTTTACATTCACCAGTTTGATTAGTATTTAAATGTTTATATTGATTAAGAACACAAATATCAGAGCGAAGCATAATTGGTAATTTACCAATATGAATATTTTTAAGAATTTTTTGATAATTTAAAACATTTTTATAATTTTCGCCATTTCTAACAGTATATTTTATATTAAGGTCTACAGTCATAGCTCCTGCATATGTAAAATTACGAAGACGCGCTTCTTGTGGAAACATAATTTTAGTAGCTCCATTATTTTCATAAACTTGTGGCCGATGAATATTAAAATTTTCAAAAGTAATATGCATCTCTAAACGATGAAGATTTAATTCTTTAATATAATCATGATCAGAACATATGTGAACAGGATTAAACATTTCAATTGTATTTTCAATTTGTGTATTAACAAAATAATTATAACTTTCGAGTTGATGACGAATTAGTTGTTTTAAATGTTGATTTCTAAAATAAGATTCAATTAAAACCCATGGTTCTTCACAAGTATTAACTTTATCATATATATTTTTTTCGTCTAATTCAGCATCCATACTAATATAGTAAGTTTTGTATCTTCTTAAATAGTTTTAATAAATATTTAAATCAATTTTAAAAAAAAATAAGTATAAATTAATTATTATAAATAAGGAGGTATAATAATATGTCTGGAAATAATAGAACTTTAAAAATAAATCCTGATTTATTTAAATTAAATGGTAAATCAAAAAAAGATAAAAAAGCAGGAAAGTCTGTAAAAATAAGAGAAAAACCCCAAGTAGATGAAGAAAATTCATCAAAAGCTTTAAAAATAAAAAAAGAAATGATGAAAAAGGTGAAAGATTATCAAAGAAATAAAGAACAAGAAGTAATTAATGAAGAAAAAGAAAAAATTAAGTTTGAAAATAAAGATATATTTGAAAAAAATACATTTGAAAATAGTGATTTTGAGAGAGAATTTAACAAATCTCTCAACTTTCTTCAAGATTTAGCAAAAAAAAATAAAGATAAAAAGAAAAAAAAAGCCACATTAAAAAATAATAATACACCATCATTAGAAATTAATTTAAACTTACCAAAAGATCTTAATGAAACTAATGAAACGTTATCAAATGATTATGGATGTTTAAAAAATGGTTCTAAACCAACATATAGACAACTTAATAAAACTCAAAAAAATAGCACAGATTTAAAACCTAAAGTCAAAATTGTATTAGAAAATAATATTTATGATGATAATAAACCAAATATTCAATGCACTCCTGAATTAAAACTTGAATTAAAACCTGAAGTAAAACCTGAATTAAAACCTGAAGTAAAACCTGAATTTATTGAAATATTTGATAATAAAATTAATAATTTTGAAGAAATGCTGGATAATAATAAAGAAATTAATAAATTAAAAGAAAAAACAGACAAAATATATAAAAAAAATGAGATAATAGAATTATCTAATAAACCTTTTATTGATGAAATCTCTGAAAATAATATTTTAGAACCTTTTCAATTAAAAAAAGAAGAAAATATTGCTTTACAAAATATACCTAAAATTAAAAAAATTAGTAGAAAATATACATATAAATTAGGAAAAATTAATGGTAAAAATAGAATAGGTATTTTAATTAAAAATAAAGAGACTCAAAGAAATATTAAACATGAAATATCAATATTAAAACAAAAATCAATACATGATATTAAAGGTCAATTAAGAAGTAAAAATTTAATTAAAGTAGGTAGTGATGCACCAAATGATGTATTAAGAAAAATGTATGAAGATTCAATATTATCTGGTGAAATAACAAATATAAACAATAATAATATGGTTTATAATTATTTAAATGAATAATTGAAGATTAATGATGTAAGTTCATATTTACTTTTTATTTATAATTTTAAATATTAAAAATAATAAAAATACTGATAAAAATAAATAATATAAATTAAAAAGTAAATCTTGATCATTATTGTTATAATCATTAATGTGTAATTTTTTACTTGGAAAACTTTGTAATAAATATGGATTATTATCTAAATAATTATGAATTGTATCATTTAAATTTGTATATGTTTCAGTTTCAAGATTTTCTGCATTTTTTAGATTTTCTCTAAAAGCCCTTTGTTCAGGTGTTGGGGTTATTGAATTAGTAGTTAATAAATTATCATATTGTCTTACTGTAATTGGTACATTTTCTACAGGACCAGTAAAGTTATTTGCAGAATTATTTTTATCAATTAAATGACATGGTAAATTTACTTTAATACAATCTTGTTTGGGATCTTCATATAATGCTTGTATTAAAGGTAATCCATTAATACTTAGCGCAGAACCTACTGCAGCTGGTATAATTCCTATTTTATCATCTTTTCTCTGAGTTAAAAAATTATAATCTGCTACATTATTAATATAAACATGAACATTTTCATCCATATTTTTACATTTGATTTTACTTCTTAATGCATATCTATTTCCTAATTTTCCCCTACATTCATTTGCAATAGCTTTTCCAGGATCAGAAACTAAAGCAGTTGCATAATTTACAATACCGGCCGCTCCCTCTGAAATTCCAACCATATTGAATGCTCCACTTTGTCTATCTATTTTGTCATAATCAATCATCTCATCTAATGGTTTAATACAATATCCATAAGGATGATTTTCTCCACCAAAATCATCAACAATACATCTATGATTTGACATAGTAATTATAATATAATAATATTAAAATTTACTAAATAAATATAATAATATTAATTAATATATTTATTAATTGTTAAATTCATGAACTTTCAGTAACATGATCAGCTGGTGGTAAAACTTCATTAGTTATTGTATATGGTGCTTCAGATTCTTCTTTGGCGCCTCCTTCATTTTTTCCTTTATCTTTTAATCCATTACCTTCAATTAATTTAAAATAATTATTATTTAAAAAATATAAAGTTGAAAATGTTAATATAAGAAATAAAACAATGTATGATGTTAGTATATCTAATTTTAGAAATTTTTTAATGAATTTTTTAAAATTCATAATTAGAAATAAATATATATATTAAAATATTATATTATGTTATTATAATAATGAAATTATATTTAAGAAATGGTAATCAACAAAATGCATATAATAAATGGATACCAGGAGGGAAACCGTATGTATCATGGAAAAATAATATTAATAATAAATCAATAGTAGTTTCTAAAAATGTAAAAAATGATATGCCAGATACAGTAAAAGATTGTAATAATAACTGTCAGTTTATAGCTAATCCTATTAAACATTATAGAAAGCAATATACTAATTTAAATACTAGTGTAAATGGATTTAGTAATCAATCTTATATTGGAAGTTTAGATAAACCAGGTGGAACAATTATATCAATAGCAGATTGCGATAATTTTTATCAAAAAGGATATGATTATATATTAGATTTGAATAATGTAACATGCAAAGATAATTGTTTTAAAATTAAATCAGCAACAACTATAATAGATAGTAATTATTGCGTTTCAAATAAAGAATTATTAAGAAAGAAATGCAAAACATTTAATCAAAACTTACCTTTAACAACATTTAATACTAATTTAACATCTTATCCAGAATGTTCTATAATTAATAATTGTACTCCAATATTTAGACCATCAAATAATAAATATCAAGTTCAAGGTCCAATTTCAAGTTCATCTAGAATTGCTGCAATTAAATATTGTGCACAAGATGTAGACTCTAGAAGATGTTACTTACCAACAACAGATTACAATAGATTTGGAACAACGGCACATAATAAATCATCAAGTTCAGATATTTTCAATAATTTAGCAATTATGCCAAATTGTAAAAGATGTGGTTCAGAAAATGATGGAAAAAGTAAAAAATATTCAAATATAAGAATTCTAAAATAAATATTTATATTAATTATTAATATTATTTATATTAATAATATATATAAATGGTTCAAACAAAAAGAAAAGGAGGTAGTAAAAAAAGATTACTCACATTTAATTCTCTAACAAGCAGTCTTAATCCTAGCGCAAAAACATTTAGTCCAAAAAACAAAAAAAGATTACCTGCGTTAAAGGCTCTAACAAGCACTCTTAATCCTAGAGCAAAAACATTCAGTCAAAAAAAAAATAGATTACCTATATTTAAACTTTTAACTAGTGGTTTAAGTCCAGCCACAAGAATTCTTTTAAGAAAACCTAAATCTAGAAAAAAACCACTTAATATATTAGAAGTAGCAAGCAGATTACGTTTAAATGCAAATGCTAAAACATATAATCAAAAAAAAGGAAAAGGAAGTAGTAAAAAAAGAAAAAGAAGAAAACACTAAGTATTTAAAAAATGCTTATTAATTGAGAAATTATATTTATTACACCAATTTACACTTTTTTGAATATTAATATTTTTTAAAACATTTATTTTATTATTAAATTTTTCATAATTTGAAAGATTACTAAATTTAGCATTATATAAAATTTCTTCTTCATTATTATTAGAATAAGTTTTATTCTCATTATCATTATCGCTATCATCAGTTAAACTATAATTTGATAACTTAGAATTTAATACAAAACTGATATCATTTTTTAAATAACTAAATTTTGTTTCTGGATTTAAAATCGGGCTACAATATGAAGTATTATTTGAATCTAATTTAAAGAGATCATTAACAATTTCTGTATCTTTATAATTTTCTATTGGTATTGGTATAATAATATTACTTAATTCTAATAAATTATTTTCTGATGATTTATAATGTTCATTATCTTCAATTGTATACTCATTATCAGTATCTAAAATATTATAATTAGTATGTTTAATATTTATATATTCTCTAATAAAATTCAGAGTAGTATTAATATTTTCTATTTGTTGTTGACCATATATAGCATTAATTTCTTCTATTTTTTTTAAAAACAACTTAGGTAATGTAATATTAAATAAAGAATATATATTATCAATATTATTTAATAAATAATCAAAATTATCAATTATATCTTTATTAATATTTCGATTATTATTTTTATAATTTTTACAGATTACATATTTTTCTGAATTTGCTACTCTACTAGTATAAGGTTTATAAATATAAACATATTCATATAAATTTGATAATAAAAAAATAATTTCAACAGTTTTAAACTTAAATATATCAAATATTTTTAATACAAAATTTCCACCGGTTTTTTGCATTATAATTGCAAAAAATATTTGTGCAATTATTAATTTCATTGATAAATCTTCTTGTTTATTAAAATCTACCGAAAAATCAAAGCCTCCATCGGCTGTAATGTAATGCATACTATTACCATACTTATCATTACAATAAAGTAAATTTTCTTTCATAAACAAATCACCTGTATTAGTTGAACCATATTCTATTATTACATTAGGATTATTATTAATAAAATGTGAACTTTTTTTCCAAGACGGTATATTTATATCATCTGAAATTAAAGTCATTCCATAATATTTATCATTTTTATTATTATTACGTTTATAATTAAATGCTTCAATAAAACCGCCTGGACCTTCAGCTAAATGAAAAGAATTAATAGGATTTTTTTCAGTTAAAAAAGAAAATGTATTTATAATTTCTATCATTTTAAAAAAAGAACGCGATAATGGTTTATATTTACATATTGAAATTTTAATTTCAGGAACCAATGTATGAATAAATTCATATGGATTAGTTAATTTTTTATAATAATCCCAATAATTACTATATTCATCTATTTGTTGTTTAATATTAGATAAATAATGATTTAAAGAATTTGACATAAAAATTTCTTCTTCTATATTAGCATCATTATTTAATAAAAAATTAAATTTTAAGTCAGTAAATTTTAAAGATGGAATATTAATATAAGCCATATTATGTTATTAATAACTATAATTATTAACATAATAATTTTAAATTGTTTTATAAATTTAATTATTTCTTAGATTTTTGTATTTTTTTCTCTTTTTTTAATATCTCTTTTTCTTCTTTTTGTTTGGCTTTTTTCAAAGCTTTTTCTTCATTAGCTTTTTGTTTTTGTAAGTCTCTCTCTTTTTTCTTTTCTTCTGCTATTTTAAGTTTTTCATCAATAGTTAATTTTATTTTTTGTGGATTTTCTTGTTTTACTTCTAAGTCAGTATTATCTAATTCACCTAATAATTTTTCTGCTAATTTTTTTGATTTTTCTTCTGCTGTATTTTTTTCTACATCGTTTAATGTGTCATCAATATCATTAAATTCTTGAACATATTCTTTTTCAGTTTTTGGATCTATTTCTTTTAAAGAAACAAGACTTTCATTAGTAACATTTCGGACTTTTTTAAATATAAAATATTTATTTAAAAATGATATCTGTTTCTCTTCTTTTGACATAATTAAGGAATTACCAATTTTATTTGCTAATTGTTTATTTATCTTTAATTCTTTATCCATATTTTCAAATAATTCATCAAAATATCCTATTGAACTTGGTAAATCAAGTGATTTAATTTCTTCTTTCGTAAGTAAAACAAATCCATAATTTTCTAACAATCTTGTTAAATATTTAAAATTTACCAAATATTCTCTAAATGTTTTATTTATACTTTCTTGATATACATCAATCGCATAACCAATACACGATTCGTCATCATTATAAAATTCATTACTATATTTTTTTGTTACTTCCCATATTTTTTTATCATTTTTCATCAAACTAATAGAATTATTAATTTCTACATCATTAAGTAAATTAAATACTTTATTTCCATCATAACAAGTTCCAATAAAATACCCTTCTAATATTGTGCATTGACTTACATTTTTCAAAAAATCATTTAATATAATTTCATTTTCAAACATATAATGTAATGCAAATTGTATTGAACTAATGTTAAATCCTTTTTGAGCAATACCATAATTATTATAAACACCCTTACCTAAAACTAATTCATTTTTTGATCCTTCACCAAATAAAGCTTTAATTATTTGTTTATTTTTTTCTGTTGCAAATGCATCACCGTTTTTAATATTAATAGAACTATTACCATTAATAAATATAGCTTTCGGTATTGTAGAATATTTTTTAGCATAATTTAAATATCTAGCACAAGCTCCATCTAGTCTATTCTCAATATTATCTTTATTTAAATCTATACCTAAAACAAATGCTAAATTAGCATTTATCCATTTTGGTAAATCACCAGCTTTACCGCACGCAAAATCAATTAAAGTGCTTCCATTATTAGATAATTTACTTATTAACATATTTTTAACATATAAATTATGAAAATCTCTTAGTGAACGAGTTTCTGATTGAGTATTTACTTTATTATAATAAACATCATCGTCATTATTATCAATTTTAATATGATTACCAGTTGTAATAATTTCATTTGTAATTGGATTATGAATAGACTGCCAATTTGAATTTGCAACATGATAAGCATTTCCAAAATTTTTACCCCCACTTCTTAATTCAGATGTTTTATCATATCTAACCCTTAAAGGAATCCATTTCCACTGTGATTCTCTCGTATTATCATATTTAAATTCTACAATTGTATTATCTTCAATTTCTTCACCTTCTTCTGTGAAAATTTTTAAATTATTTGATTCATCAAGATTACCAATAACATTACATAATCCAGCATTTTCATCTGAAGGATTAGTAGGATAAAAACGAGCAGGTTTATATGTTGATTTATATGAATCACGATCATCTTTTTTCACTATATAATCATTTAAAACATCATTACATGGATTAATATATCCATGTTTTTTTTCATCAAAACCTACATGTAAGATTAAAGTATAATATTTTTGAAATTGACTTGATTTAGTTAAATTTACACCACTACTATGAATATAACTTTCTTTATATGCACCATAATCATTTTTTTGAAATTTAATCAAGAAATCAATTGTATTAAATTCTGGTGGTTTCCATTTAAAGGATTCATTCCAAGTAATTTTAAAATTTGGTGCAGAAAATCCTACTTTATTACTGGCAACACCAGTATTAGATGGAGTAAATATTAATCCGTCTGTATTATATTCAAATAAACCTTCCTTAACATTATTTAAAATTGTAGCAGAACCACCAAATATATTGTTTGCATAAAATTTTTTTGTTACAATATTAATAGGAGATTTAGATTTAGAAACAATCGATAATGGATTTAATTTTTTAATTACAGTTTTTAAAATAACTAATCTTGAACTATCTTTTTTAGATTTAGTTTTCTGTTGTTCTTCTTTTTCTTCATCATCATCTTCCGATTTTACAATTTCTAAATTAACAAATGGTAATCCAGTTATATTTTTATTATTAATATAATAAATATCAAATGCAGCAAATAAATTTATATAATCTCCATTTTTATCATGAGTAATATGTTCACCATCAATAATAGTATTAAATACATCATCTTCTTCTGTTAATGCTCCAGTAAATTCAACGTTCATCAAAGTATTAATTAAATAAATTTTTCCATTTTCATTAATAAATAATAGTTTTCTTAATCCATCAGCTTTATCTGTAACCGTATAATTTTTACGAATATTTGGAATTGATTTATTACTAGCATTTATATCACTTTCATTAATTAAATTAATCATTTGCAATGTTCCGGACGAAGGCCCTATAAAATCACTACCATGCGGTTTTTTTGTTGAATCATAATCTTTATTTTTAGTAATTTTTAAATAATTTATAATAATTTGATTTTGTTCAACTAAAGAAACAGGATAATTTGTTTGTTGAATTCCAATTAATACATATTTTATAATTTGTCTTAATTTATTATAAATGTTCAAACCAGTTGAAAATTCTGTATCAATACCTACCCGCGGATTATGTAATTCTATTTCAATTTCATATTGTTCAGTAGAATTAAATACATCAGAGTCTTTTATATTAAATTGTGGAATAAGTCTACCTCCATTGGTTCTAGATGTTTTAACGATACTACAATGTATTAAAAATGGATAGTCTGGATGAGTAAACTCAAATCTTTTAATATAACGAAAAATTTTTTTAGTTGAATTCCATTTATCCTTAATATTTTTAATAGTTTTATCATTTTCATTATATATTTTTTCAATTTGATATGAAATACGAAAATTGAAGTCATCAAAATCCAAAGGATAAATTTTTGTTCCTTCATTTATATAATAATCTTTTTCAATATATTCTACATTATAAGAATCGGGTAAATTTTGAATATTATTATATTTACAATAATGTTGAATATTGGGAAAACCATTAATTTGTGTTCTTATATTAGATGATTCATTGTCAGTTATAATTTTTAAATAATAATTCTCGAGTGTATTTGTAAAATTATGATTTAATAAACTCTTAACAACATTATAAAAATCTATTTTTGTTAAAGATTTAATTTTTTTAGTTCCAAATCTTACTTCTAATTCTGGAACCATATTATCAGATAATTTAGACATATTAACTAAATACATATTAATTAGTCTTTTTAATTTTTTTGTGCTATCTGAATCATCGCTTGATTCAATGACAGTTTTAAACTTTTTTTGAGAAATTATATGATTAGATGTTTCTTTTAAGATTTCTTTTGATTTTATTGTTTCTTTTAATTTAGACATAATATATATATTGGTTTATTATTTTAATTACTTTTAAAATAATAAATCAATTTTTAATAAAATCATGATATTTTTTTGAAAGAATCAGAATAAAGTTCCATTTTAGTTTTCTTTTTACCATTTTCATTATAAATTTTAATTTCTAATTTTTTAGCTACTTCAATAATTTCATCTAATTTATAGCTACTAAAAGATTTTAATGGTTTATCAAGATTTTTAACATAAAAATATTTAGTTAATGCATTTTCAAGTTCTAATTTATTAATATTCATTACAATTTCAAAATTTGTATTAATTGAAGAGGAATTTTTATATACTAATTTTATCGCTTGATAGTTATCTAAATTATCAATACAACTTTCTAAACCATTATTTGTAAATCGACTATATGTATTATTATCTTTAATAACAATAATATTAAGATTATATAAAATACACAAAGTTTTAAATGAATTAAGAGAGATTTGTTTATCATTAGTTATTTCACTTTCAACAGTATTTTTTTGAATTTTATGTTTTTTTAGTAAATCTTTATTTTTTTTTATTTTATCAATTACTGATAATTTAAATTCTTTTTCAATAGTAAATGTATTTAAATATTCTAAATCAGAATCTTTTACATTATTATATAATTTATAAAAACACCAAAATAATTTATCATGTAGAATTAAGTTTTTTTTTATAGGTTTTTCATAATATTTTGATTTTAATTTATTATAATTTACAATAATATTACTTCTTGGAATAATAGGTTTTTCATCTTTTATTTTTTTTATTTTATCACTAGTTATTTCGCTTTCAACTTTATTTTTTATAGAATTTAACATATAAATCTCTAAATCATGAATTATTTTTGCGTTGTTAATATTTAAAGCATACATAATTAAATATTATCATTATAATTAAATTTTAATCTTTAATATATTTTAAAATATTATATTTAAGATTCATTAACAGAATCCTGTTTATCTTTAAAATAAATATTTTCTAATGTTTCTTTTTTTGATTCATCTATTTTTATTAAATTTTCTTGTGTTTTTATAAACTCCATATATTTTTTTATTTCTTCTATTACACTTGGTGATATATTATTTAGATTTATAAAAATACCATTATTATTTTCAGTTAATTTAATATTATTTAATTTAAATATTTTTGCAATTTCTAAATGATGACTACTATTTAAATTTTCTATTGTTTTTCTCAATCTTTCTAATTCATCATAATTTTTATTTTTTTCTTCAATCAAATTATTTTCATTTTCAGAATCCATAATCATTAAATATAATATATTTTATTATCTTTTAATATTCTTTATATATATATATAATGTTAAAAAATTTATTATTACTAGGTATTATATTTATATTAGTAGATGCTGGATTTTTATATTTAATGAGTAACAATTTTCAAACCATGATTAAAAAAATACAAGGTTCGCCATTATCTATGAAAATTTTTCCAACTATTGCTTGTTATTTATTTTTAATTTCATCATTATACTACTTTATTATTTACAAAAAAAACTCGTTATTTGATGCATTTTTACTTGGATTTTTTATTTATGGTGTTTACGAAACCACTAATATAGCTATCTTTAAAGATTGGAATATTTATGTCGGATTAATTGATTTAACATGGGGAGGATTCCTATTTTTAATTACAACATATTTATACAAAAAAAGTATTAAATATATTATATAATTATTTTACACTATATGCAGATACTAAAAATAAAAATAAAAATATAACAAAAATTTTATTATCAAATGATAATATATTTTTTGTTACAAATAAATATGTTAAACTCCAAGTTATTACATATATAGCATCGCCTATTAATGCATTTGGTCCTGACTTTTGTATATAATTTTTAAAATATTTTGTCCATTCTGTATCATAATTTTTAGGCCAATTATAAATTATTAATGCAAACAAACTATCACCGGTTATTTGGACTCCTACCACTATTAATAAAAATATAAATATATTTTTAGATAAATCAAAATGATTAAACAATTTTAATGCTATTATTATACCACAAAATGCATAGAAAAAATCTTGAGCTAATACATTCCATATATTTATCGTTTTATTTGAATACCAATTTCTTACTACATCACCTTTTTTACTAATAAAATAGTAAAATAATGCTAAAGGTATTTCAAATAAAGTAAACGCAGTAATCCAATTTAATAATGTATAATTATTTAAATCCCACATATATTATTTATTTTGATTTTAATATATTCTTTATTTTGATTTTAATATATTATTTATTTTGATTTTAATTTACTATTATTCTTTTTTTCAATTTGTTTATTTTTTGTTTTATTTTTTCCACCAACTAAATCATCTGCGTCTTGTAATTCTCCTTTAGATGTTTCATAATTATTTATATTTACTAATTCTGCTATTACTGAGATAAATTTATTATTTAATTCATATCTCTGTCCTAAAACTCTTACATTTATAATATCATTTTCATTTATTTTAGAAAATAATTCATTATCAAAATGATGATCTCGTGCAATAAATATAACAAATGGACTTACACTTTCATTTATTTCTGCTCTAATTCCTACTTTTGTAATTGATTTTACTATACAATCAAAAGTCATAGACTCTACTGTATTTGCTACTAAACATTCATAAACAACATCAATTGCAACATTATTAGAAAACAATTCTCCGGATGAATATGATATTAAATTTACAGAATCTTTTTTTACAAAACCCTCATCAATACAAATACCTTCTACTTTTTTTTTAATAATTTTTTCCAATGTATTATATATTTCCGAATTAATATTTTTAAAATTTATTTCTATTTTATCTGATAACATAACTTTTGAATAAATTTTATTTATACTCATCGTTAATATAAATATATAAATATATCTTTAATTTATTCAATTTTAAATTATTCAACAATATTAATTGATTAATAATTATAATAAATATTTTATTAATCAATTAATTTTTTATTTTTTTATACTACTTTCACCTTTGATACTTTTGACTTATTATTAATTAACGCATGATTCATAGAATAAAACCATTTTTTACCATCTTTTCCAATTATATCATAATATCTAAAATATAACTCTGCTATAACACATAAATATGTTCCTAATTTAAATTTCTTATTTAAACTATCATAATGTTCTTTCGGTAAAAACTCATACATAAAAGAATTATATTTATCTTCTATTCTATGAAAATTATTACATATTCTACCATTAGAATATGTTCGTTTTTCACTTAAAAAATATATTATCTTAAAATCATAAAAATCATCCAATTTTTTACCTTCTTCTATATAAGCGTAAGCCGATGGATACAACGAATCATCGACTAAATATTTATTTATAATAATTTTTTGAAATTTATTATAATCCATTTGCTTACCTTCTATTAAATTTATATTACCTTTTTCATCCTTATTTATTAAAAATAATGTATATTTTTCATATTCACTAACACTAGGATAAATTATACCATTTAATACACTTTCTTTGTATTCTATAGTTATTATAGAGTCATCCAAATATTTTTTTATTGATTCAATTATATTTAAATATTCATAATCAGTAACTCTATAATCTTGTATAGTATTAAAAATATACGTAAACAAATTTATATATAAATCTAATGAAAGATTATCAATTAAAATATGTAAAATAATATTTGCTAATAAATTTACATCATAATTAATAATATTTGTATTTTGATTATTTAAATTAATGACATATGCCATCAAATTATATTTACTTTTTTCTTTCTTTTTTACATAATTTAAATTTCCTTGTATAATATTATTATAATTATTGATTATTTCTATCAATATTTTTTCTCCTTCTTTAAAGTTTTCTTTTACTACTTTTTCTTTTTGAACTTTTATACCTTTTTCTATTTTATCAGGTATTTCATATACAATAGAATCATTTATAGTATCTAGTTCAGTACTTCTATTATAAATTGATGTATTTTCATAATCCAAATCAAATGGTTGATAAATATATAATTCATCAATATTTATTAATCTTCCTTTTCTATCAAATTTATCTACTATTATTTGTAAATCATTATTTATTAACTCATCTAATACATTATTTATTGCTAATAATGAAAAATCTTCTTTCATATTTATTAAAGAAATTAATTCTACTTTACTATAAAAATAATTTTCTTTATACAAATCTTTTATTAAGTTTATTATTTTTGTATTTATTATTTCTAAATACGTATCATTAAATGTTTTTAAATTATCTTTTTCATACTCTTGTAAATTAGCATCATCTTTATTTGGATAACATTTATATTCACATGTTTCCATGTAATCACATAATGAAGTAAATGGTTTATCTCCAATATTATAATCTATTAAATTATTATTTGATAATTTAATCTGTAATTTATTATTTACTATTTGCGAAAATTTATCTTGATTAAATAATGTTAAATCATAATTTAAATGACAATCTACACTTATTTCCTTCATTAATCTTGTTACTTTTCCTATTAATTTTGCTTTTTCTTCAGCTTTTCTATAAATTAATAAATCAACTGTTTCTATTGTTGGATTAGATAAAATTGAAGCATACATATAAATTTGGACATTTCTTTCAATTAATGACAAATCTTTATGACTACAAGTTCTTACACCTCTTCCTATTATTTGTTCTATTCTATTTATATTATACCATGGCTCTAATATATGAATTTGTCTAATATATTTAAAATCTAAACCTTCACTACCAGCACTCGATATTAATATTACCTTTATTTTTTCTCCATTTACATTATTTATATCATTACAAGCTTTTAATTCTTCTTCTTTATTTGGAGAAAGAACTTTGTCTCCAGTTATCATTATGTATTTAGCACATTTGAATTTACTATTTTCTTTAATTGCTTCACTTTTAGATTTATAAGAATATATATCTAACTCTTCAACAGGTGGTTTCGCTAATAATGATTTTGAATTTCCATATCTTTTGAAACCATAAGATTCTAATGCTAATGCTAACGGTATTAACCCCCCATCTATAAATTGAGAATATATAATTATTGGACCACTTGAATTTTCAATGGAATCTATTATATTTGATATTTTAGAACTATATTTTATTAAATTTTCTCTCAAAAATATATTTGGTATGCTATTATCTATAAATTTATAATTAAATCTATAACCCAATTTTAAATCTTCTTCATAAGACATAATATTTGATAAACCTGTTTTACCAACTAATTTTTTTATATCTATTTTCAATGATAACATTTCTTCAATCGATGCAGTTTCTAATTCTTTATTTGGATATACTATATTTAAAGATTCTACCGGTTTTAATAATAATGTATATTTATAAGAATCACTATCATCTTTGAAATCTGTTTTATTTACTATATAATTATATACTCTCTCTTGATAATCATTTAACTTTGATAAATATAAATCAAAAAAATCTATTTTTGTATCTTCTTCTAATCTATTTCCAATTATATTATTTATAGGATAATTAAAACTAGGATTTTTTGAACTTTTTACAATATCAAATAATTCTGGTAATATTCTATATGGAAAAATAAATGGATTATCTCCTTTTACATAACTTACATAACCATTTAATTTTCTTCTTAACAAATCTTTACCTATTTCATTTCCGTCCTGATCTTCTACAAATGAACCATCTTTATTAAATACATCTTTTATATCTATTAAACTTCGTTTATCATTTGCATTTAATAAATTTGTTAAAAATATTATTTCTTTATAATCATTATACATTGGGGTTGCTGATAATAAAACTAATTTTAAATTATTTACATTTTTTATTAAATTTTCTACTTGTTTTGCAACCAATTTATTCGAATTGTCTTTTGTATCTCTTATATTATGAATTTCATCAATTATAACTAATCTATTATTAAAATATTTTTCCAATTTATTTTTGATTAATAAATTTTGTTTCTTTTTACTTATTCTTGGATTCTCTTTTAAAATATTATTTATATTTGAATGTTTATTTATCAAATTAGCTAATTCAATATATCCTATAAATGTATAATAATTATTTATTATATTATCAACTAATTTTATAACTTTTGATTTTGAAATTTTAGATTGTAGTGAATTTATTTCATCTAAAATATTTTGACCAGCACAATTATTTATAACCCAACGTTCATTTTCATATTTTAATTTTGTTTCATCAAATAATTGCATCCTAAAATTTAATTGCACATTTGGAGATGCTACTACTAAAATTTGTTTTTCTAAACCATTATATTTCATATAACTTCTAGTTTCTTCTGCTATACCAATCGCTGAACAAGTTTTACCTGTTCCTAATCCATGAAATAATAATATACCATTATATGGTGTAAATTCTGATAAGAAATTTCTTATAAAATTTTGATGTGGCGCTAATTCAAACCCTTTATTACATAATTTTTCTGCCTCTTCTTCTATATTTCCATTTATATTTAAATTATAATTATATTCATTAAATTCTTTTTTATTACTTATATTTAAGCTAAAATTTTTATCATCTAATTGAGGATATAAATAATCCATCATAAACATTTTTCCATTTTCTTCTATTCTTTCATTTGAACTTTCATTAAGTAATTTTCTATTTAATAACTCTAATGCATTTAAAAAATATTGAGCATCTTTTTTACTAATTAATTTATCTTGATTTCTTTCTAATAAACTTTTATCAAAATTAAAATTATTAATATTGTTTTTAAACAAATTATGTAATTCTAAATTTTGTTTTCCTACAACTTGATTTTCTAAACTTTCTACTACTTCTTCTTCACTTTCTAATTCATCATCATTATCTTCTTCTGATTCTTCATCATTATATTGTTCTGATTCTTTGTCTGTGTCTATTTCTTCTTCTTCTTCTTCTTCTTCTTCTGATTCTTTTTCTTCTTCTTCTTCTTCTTCTTCTTCTTCTTCTTCTTCTTCTTCTTCTTCTTTTTCTTCTTCTTCTTCTTTTTCTTCTTCTGGTTCTTCTTGTTTCTCTATAATAGGAAATTCTATTTTATAAATTTCTTCTTCTTCTTCTTCTTTTTCTTTTCGAGTATTACTCATTATATATTAAATATATAGTTTATAACTTTTTAATAATTTATTTAATTCAAATAATATTTTCTTTTTTTCTATATTATAATTTCTAATATACTTTTCTGCCTCATCTATATTTACCCATTCAATTTTACTTATTTCAAATAATTGAAATTCTTTTTTTGGTTGATTTGTATTATTTATATATCCTAAAAAATATTTGTGTTTATATGATTTATAATTTGAACCTGTAAAAATTTCTTCTAATGGTAAAATATTTGTTATATTTATTAATTCATTTTTATCATAACCTGTTTCTTCTTCAAATTCTCTTAAACCACAAACCATATCTCTCTCTTGATAATTTCTTCTACCTTTTGGAAATCCCCATTCTGGTTCTAAATATTTTTCAACACATAAATTAATTATATCTTCTAAATTATAAAAATCATTATTCAATTTTATACCACTTTTTAATAGTTTAAACTTGTATTTTGAAGTTTTTTCTTCATTTTTATATTGATTTGTTATATGTGTTCCCCATAGATAATTCCATAGTTTATCAAATTCACTATTTAATATAAAATCTCTCTCTATTAACGTCATTTTATCAAATAAATTTATTAAATAATTTTTATCTTCTAAATTATATTTACCTCTCATAAAATCTACAAATGCCAAACTATCTTTTCTTCTTATCAATAATATCTCAGTGTTATTATTCCTTTTTCTTATTGCTATCACACCTATTGACGTAATTGGAATTTTACATTGATGAAATAAATGACCTAGCTTACCACAATTATTGCAAAATGTATTTTTCTTTGAATTCATTATTCGTTTAACTATATATGTTGTTATTATGTTTTTATATGCTTTTGTATAAATCTCTCTCGTAAAAGTTTACATTTTAACTAAATAAGTTTTTTAACAAGTTATTTAATATATTTATAAATAAATTATGATTACATACTTAGATGAGAAAGTTTGGGGACCATTATATTGGAAATTTTTATATACAGTTGCTTTAACATATCCAAATCATCCTAATGATGTTACTAAAAGAAAATATTATGATTTAATAATGAATTTCCCTTTATTTTTACCTAATGAAAATATGGGTAATACATTTTCTAAATATTTAGATAATTATCCTCCACAGTCTTATTTATCAAGTAAAGAAAGTTTAATAAAATGGGTATGGTTTATCCATAATAAAATAAATATTTTCTTAGGTAAGCCAGAAATGGGATATTACGAAGCAATGGATGCATTTTACGAAGATTATAAACCAAAAGAAGTAAAAAAAAAAGAAGAACAAAAAAATAAACACAAATATATTTTTATAACTACTATATTACTATTAGTTTCTTTGATTATATTTTTACACTTTGGTAATAAGTAAACTATTCATAATATATAATTTTCAATACTACATTCATAAAAATAAAAGAAAAAGAACTACAAATAAGATAAATCTATTTATCTTTTTAAAATAAATAGTAAGTTTATATAATTATAATATACTAATTATATAAATTATGAAACTAGAACTGTTTATAGGAATAATAGTTTTAATTTTTGTAGCAAATATTTATTTTGAAGGTAAAATTTTAGCAAAAATTAAATCATATAGTAAGTATTATAAAATGGCAATTATAGGATTTGTAGGATTATGTGTATATTTTTATTTAAAAAGAAGTCCACAAAATGCTAAAGAATTTTTTACAAATGCAAATGGATATATTAAATATTTACCAATAGATAGACATACAACATCTATATTGGCACCAATTATTGATTTTACAGGAAAAACAATAGGAGATTCAATCAATAGTAATTACAATAAAGTAAATCAAAATCCATATAATAACTTAACGGCACAACAAAGAAAAATTCTTAATGATTCAAAATCAACAAAACGTTCTGTTAGTGAAACCAAAAAGAAATTTGTAGCTTCATCTCAAAACTGGCAATGTAAACACTGTGGATGTAAACTACCAGCATGGTTTGAAGTTGACCATATAACAAAATTAGAATATGGAGGTTCAAATAATGTAGATAATTTGGTAGCATTATGTAGAGACTGCCATGGTAAGAAAACTGCTCTAGAGAATTTATAAATAAATTATTTATTATTATATATAATATATTAATAATATAATCATGGATTCTACCGAAGTAATTAACGAAATAAATTTAAGAAAGAGAGCAGAAAAAATTTCCAGAGATATTTTTTCAATATTAATAGATAAATTTAGATTTATTAAAGATCAATTTGCTAATATATTAAATATTATTGTTAATTCTACAAATTATAAATATTATATCAGCATTTTATTGACTTTAGTTTTTATACTTTTAGTAATTTTAACTAATTTAATTAATGTCCCGGATAAATATGTACAGATTATTTCATTATTATTGGGGGGAATTATTATAAGTATTTTTTACTTTTTTGTTTATAGAAACGAACAAGAAACAAATGAAGGTTTAGCTGTTAAAGGAGATAATGGTATTTTATCTGTATTATATAATAAGGAAAATAAAAAATTAGTAAAAAAAAAAGATATTATTGGAAAAGATGGTAAACCAATAAAAAATGATAAGAATGAAAAAATACAAAAAAATGTATTTGATTCGAATAATTTTAAAAATACTATTATACAACCAATAAAAAATTTAATAAAGTTTTTTTCATACATGCTTTTAAGCATTATATTAATAGTTTTATCTATAGTTTTTATATATAATTTGTATATTAATTATCAGTATTTATATAATTTTACTAAAATATTTTTAGGATTTGCAATTGCAATTATAATACTAGCTATTATAGCAAAAAGTTTTTCAGTAGTAGTAAAAAATTGTGAAGATAGTGAAAACAGTATTATTAGATTTTTATGTATTATCAAAAATATTATCTTTTTTATTCCTTGTTTACTTGTTATATTTACAGATGAAATAAATAAAGATATTAAAGCAACACCATCATCTGTTTATTTATTATTTATTTTATTAATAGTTTTTGTTTCTTCATTTATAGGCTTACCAATGTTATTTGAATTTATTAGCAGTATTAATAAACATAATTTATTATATGAACCTCATGATTTAGACAAAAGAAAAGTAATTGGTAAATATCAAGATTTTAATGAAGAACAAAACACATTAAAATATAAATTATTTCCTCCTGGAACAAAATACACTTTATTAGATGATAATAAAGAGCAAGATTTTAATATTAAAGCAGTATCTGGATATTTAGGAGACAAAAAATTTAAATATAAATATACTTACAGTATAAGTTTTTATCTTTACTTAAATCCACAACCAAAAAATACTAGCTTAGCATATAATAAAGAAACAGAATTATTTAACTATGCTAATAAACCAGTTATCTTATATGATGGAAATAAAAGAAAATTATTAATTAAATCAAAAACACAAACAAGTGAAGGAAGTCAAACTGATACTATTTACGAAACTAAAAAAATTAAATATCAAAAATGGAATTTTATCACTATTAATTATGATAATAATACAATTGATGTATTCATTGACGGTAAATTAGTAGGTTCCAAGAAAAATGTTCCACCTTTTTTTGATGATGACAAAATTACTATTGGAGAAGATAATGGAATTCAAGGAAGTATAAAAGAAATATCTTATTATAATACACCTCGTCCACCTAGTAATATTGAATTTATGTATGATTTAACAGTAAAACCAGGCGAAAAAGAAGTAAATTCAATACATGATATGTTAGATCATAAAATACAAAAAAATCTTCCTTTTTAATTAGATATTTTAGTAATTATTATAACCAAATATAAAATAATATAATAAAAAATATTATATTAGTTTATATTAAATAATAATGAAAGTATCAAACATCATCATTATAACAATATTAGTTTTAATAGTAGTTTTTTTAATTGCCAAAATATTCTTTGTAACAGATATAATTTATGACATTATGTGTGATGCCAATCTTTTAGCAAATAGTCAAGAAACAGATTCATCAATTCAATCATTTTTTGTAACAAATAAAAATGTAATTGCAAATAAAGATTTTAATGAAAATAATACTTCTAATTTTATGTTAAGTGTATGGTTCTATATTGATAATTGGGGAAATGCTATTTCCAAAGAAAAAAATATCCTTTATGTATCTACAAATTCAAACTCAATAACACTAGGTGAATTACAAACTGATCTAGTAGGTATGAGTTCATCACATGAACCAGAATTTACTGATCCTCCTTACAAAAATTTAAGTATTGGTTTAGATAAATATGAAAATAATTTATTTTTAGATATTGAAACATACTCAGAAGCAGAAAGTGCTCCTGCTAATGGAGGATCAAAATTTACCAGATATAAAATTAAAAATATTCCAGTTCAAAAATGGAATTGTTTAACTTTATCTGTTGATACAAAAACATTTGATGTTTATCTAGATGGCAAATTAAGAAATTCATTTATTTTACACGGAATATACAGAAATAAAATGGAAAATAATAAACGTAAAAATATCTATATTGGTAATTTAGGCGATCCAAATATTGGATTTGAAGGTTATATTACTAGAATAAGATATCAACCTAACGCTATTAATCCACAAGAAGCATATAACATTTACAAAGATGGAATCAGCGCCTCTCTCGCAAAATCTATGTACAATAAATATGGATTGAAAGTAAGCTTTTTGGAATATGATACAGAACGAGGCTCCTTTACTATCTAATGATATTGATAACAATTTTTCAAAATATTTTTAAAAAATTGTTATAATAATAAAAAAAAAATATTCTAAAAAAAGAAACAATTTAAAGGTTTTGAAAAAAAATTATAAAATTATAAAATTATAAAATTATAAAATAATAATATAAATATAATAATAATGGATAACATTAATGATTTATTAGGTAAAGCAAAAAAAAATATAGTAGCTTATACTCCTTATGGAAGTGAGAATTTTATTTCATCAGGAAGAGAATTCTTAAATTCTAATACATTAATTGCCAAAGCAACATTCTTATTGCTTGCTATCATTTTATTTATATTTTTATTTTATGTATTTAGTAGAATTATTATTTATTTTTTAACTCCGTCTGAAAATCCTTTTATTATTAAAGGTATGAAAGATGCTACACAAGCGATGAGTATTCCACAAACATTTGCTGATAAAAGCTCAGTCCCAATTTATAGAAGCAAAAATGAATACGATGGAACTGAATTTACTTATGCATTTTGGATGTATGTAAATGATTTAACATATAATGAAAATAAAGATTTTAAACATGTTTTCCATAAAGGTTCTTCTGGAAATAGTGAAGATAAATTTGACGGGGTATATGGTCCCAATAATGCGCCAGGTGTTTATTTATATACTGGTAAAAAAAATCTTTCTGATAATTTATTAGAGAAATATCCAATATTAGGAATGTTAATTAGAATGAATGTATTCCATGATAGTGATAATATAAATAGTCCATATAAATATTTTGATGATATTTATGTTGATGGTATACCTATAAAAAAATGGGTTAGTGTTGTTATTAGAGTTACTGGACAAAATATAGTTGATGTTTATGTAAATGGAACTTTAACAAAAAGACACAAATTATCTAATATTGTTAAACAAAATTATGATAACATATACATAAATCTAAATGGTGGATTTGGAGGCAATCTTTCTAATTTAAGATACTATAATTATGCAATTGGAACATTTGAAATATATAGAATTACATCAGAAGGACCAGATTTAACTATTGCAGAAAATACAAGTCTTCAAAAATCTAAACCTTTCTATTTATCTTCACAGTGGTATTTTGATAATACTGATCCTTTACGTAACTAATTAAAATTAAATACATAAAGAAAGATAATTATTTATTATTGATTATATATAATTAATAATAAATATGGTATACACTAATCTAGTAGATGCATCTAGAACACATTTTATATTATTTTCTCCCAATTATAATGATGATTTAAGTTTTGTTGGAACAAAAATTAATATCAAAACCTATATTCCGAGAGAAATAGCAACAGATAGTAATTACTATCAATTTGGCAATAAGGTATTTAATGAAGATGATTTTGGAAGTGAACTATTTAAAAATAGAGTAATTTTTTCTACAAAAATAAATGATGATAGTAAACGATCAATTACACTTTTAACTCAGCAAAATTTATTTCATAATATAAAATTTATACAAAAAGATAATGACTTTAATAAACCTAGAATATTGTTCATTAAATATAATATTACTAACAATATTAGTAATAATAATCAATATTTATTTAATTCTGTTGATAATAAAACTGATCTATCAAATATTAATCTTACTGATATTTCTTTAAATATAAATAATACTGATAATGAAATTCTTGGAATTAATGATTCTACTTATTTAAATTTATCTAAATTATCCTACTTTTTTAATATTTATAAACCATTTGTTAATAGTGACTACTTTAAATTCAAATTTTCTGATTTTATAGATTTGAGTTTTACATTACAAAACAATTCTAATATTGGTGAATATAACAAAAATTTATTAAAAATTAATGCTAAGAATATTAATTTAAAAAATAATTTTGCTACCAACAATTTAATTAATTATGATGAAAATAATTTTACTAATTTATTTAATTTTGATCACTTAGGTCCTATACATAGTAATTTATCTGCGTTGGATGTATCTACTGTTTTTCCTTTTGAATTTAATGAAAATAATGAATATAAATTTGATAATATTCTTTTATATAATAAAATTGATAATATTTCCAGTATTAAATATAATTTAAATTATCCTAATTTTTCGTCAAATTCTGATATTATAGATTCATATTCTGATATTTGTATTAATTTTATTATCTTAAAAGGTTATGATTATTTTTCAAAAGAATATGGAAAAATTTATTTAACTAGTGATTTTACTTTCATAAATTCTAGAGTTTTAGATTATAATAATAATTTCTATTCAACTAATGTTATTAATAGATCAGGATTAGATAGTTCTATGGTATATTTATCATTAGGTAATGCTATAACTGGTATTACTCAAAAAAATTTATATACAAATATAAAACTAGATATTCAATCAGAAGAAATAACTACAAAAAATCAAAAATCAAAAAAATATGGTGCAATAAATAAAATATATTTTACTAGTTCTGTAAATTCTATTAATGTTGATAATAAAATTAAAAATAGAAATTATTTATTAGATGAAAATTATAATTACAATTATACTAATATACTTTATAATAATATTCAAGAATCAAATAAAAAAAATCTCAATTATAATTTATTAGATTTTTATCATAATTATAATTCGGATTTCTCACAAAATATTTATAATCATCGTTTTAACTCACTAGGTTTACTTAATAATGAAATTAGTAGCAATAAATTTGATATTAGTTATGTTAATACTAACAATGATTTTTTTATAACCAATAGAAGTGATATTTCTTTCTTAGATTTAGAATATAAATTTAGATTTAACAATATATCTATTAATTCAAACAATGCAAATACTGTATTATTAAATCAACCAATTTCTAATAATTCTTTAAACTATGACTTTAGGTTCAATTATGATACTATTTTTAATTTAGATATATATTACACCTTAAATTATAATTATGGTTCTGATATTAATGATTTATCTTTTGAAAAATTAAATGATTATTCGTCTAAATTATTACTCAATTTTCATAAAATTATTTCAACTAGTAATTTTGTTATACCAACAGGAAGTGATTTTACAAATGTTGATTGTATTTTTATTTATTATAACCCATATGATGATAATACACCTGAACAATTTAGATATCCATACAATAATATTGAAATTAGTAATAATCCAAGTATTGATACCTTATCTAGATCAATTGAATTATTACCCGGTGCTAATACATCAGTAACAAATACAACATTTATTCCTGCAAAAAATGGTAGTAATTTATCTAGAAAAAGAATTCAAGGATTAATTGGATTAAATGATATTCCAGGACTTTTATCAATAGAACCTTATGATGAAAATTTTATTACTGGTAGAGGATTTTTAAATCAATATCAAATTGAAGATGAATGTAAAACAGATATTGATAAAGTTGAAAATAAATTAAACTCACAAAAACACATATCAGTTAAGAATCCAATAGTTAATAATTTGAATACTAATAAAATTTCTAAAACAAAAAATTATGCTAATATTGTTAGAAATAGAAAACTAAATCAAAATATATCTAGAACAGAAACATGTAGAACAGATCCTTCAAGTATACAAAATTATACTACACCTTTTACAAAACCCTTATGGAAAAAAAGATAAAAACCATAAATATTTTTTTAAAATTGATAAAAATATTTATGTAAAAAGTTTTAAGATAAAAGATATTATAATATTAAATGACATCTTCAAGTGAAGATGAAGCTCCCAAAAAAATACCAATGAAATTTAAATTGTTTAAACTTTATGATTTTAATGTATATGATGGATTTAGCAAACAAAGTGATTTAAATCAATCTAATTTTGACCGTTATAAAGATAATAAAAAATTTATCATTCAAATGTTTGGTATTAATTCTTCTGGACAAACCGGATCAATTTTAGTAGAAGATTTTAATCCATTCTTTTATATTAAAGTCGGTAATAATTGGACGGAATCTACTAGAACAGAATTTGTAGGACATATTAGAAAAAAAATGGGAAATTATTATGAAGATTCTATTGTTGAATCTAAACTAATTAAAAGGCAAAAATTATATGGTTTTGATAATCATAAATTACATAATTTTGTTCGTATTAGTTTCACAAATAATGGAGCATTTAATAAAGCTAAAAAAATGTTTTATTTAGATACTACTAATGAAAATGGTTATTTTAACAGAGAATTAATAAAAGAAGGTTATGTGTATCAGAATACTAATTGTTATCTATACGAAGCAAATATTCCACCATTATTAAAATTATTTCATATGCAAGAAATTAGTCCTTCAGGATGGATATTATTACCTAGTAATAAAGTAATAAATGTAAATAAAAAAACTACACACTGTGCATATGAATATATTATTAGTCATAAACACATTAAAAAAGCAGAAAAAGATGATATTGTAAAATATAATATTTGTAGTTTTGATATTGAAGCTAGTAGTAGTCACGGTGACTTTCCCGTTCCAATTAAAGATTATAAAAAATTAGCTAGTAATATTTTACAATATTATAATGAATTACAAAATAAAGAAGATTATACATATGAATTATTTGAAAAACAAATTTCTTCTGCGTTTAGTTATGAAGATATAAATATCTATGGCATTGAAAAGGTTTATCCAAAACTTAAAAAAGTAGGAAAAGAACAATTAAATAATATTTTTGATAATTTTATAAAATATATTCCTGCCAATGATAAAAATAGAAAAAATTATACACTGGAAATAGAAGAATCTGATTCTGAATCAGATGATGAAGATAATCAACCAGTTGAATCAATTAAAAAGATAAAAAAAGTGAAAAAATACAATAAAAATGCTAATATTTTTGAAATTATTACTGATGATAAATGTGAGTATGAAACAAAATTATTAGAATTAAATAAATCGCTTACAAAATTTTATCCAGAATTAGAAGGCGATATAGTAACTTTTATTGGTATGTCATTTATTAATTATAGTGAAAAAGCCCCATATATTAGATATATTATTGTAAAAGGTGGATGCAAAATTCCTGATAAATATAAAAAATGGGTAAAAGATAATAATGTTAAAATTATTGAAAAAACAACAGAAAAGAGTGTATTATTAGAATTTACTAAAATTATTAAATTTGAAAATCCACATATTATTACTGGTTATAATATAAACGGTTTTGATTTTGATTTTATGTTTAAACGTTCTAAGGAAATTGGTTGCACTCAAGATTTCTTAAAATTATCAAGAAATATTGATGAAGTATGTATTAATAAAGATTGGCGAACAGGCGAAGAAGATATTGCTAAAAATAAAATTGTTTTGGCAAGCGGCGAATACAATTTAAGTTTTATTAATATGCCAGGTAGAATCATAATTGATATGTGTGTAATTTTTAGAAGAGAATTTACATTAAGTTCTAATAAATTAGATTATGTATCATCTTATTTTATAAGTGATAGTGTTAAAAATATTGAAATTGATAAAGAAAAAAATACTACACAAATTTTTAGTAAAAACTTAACCGGTTTAACAGTCGGTTGTTATGTTAAATTTGAAGAAATTTCTCATAGTATAAATAGTTATAAAAAAGGTAAAAAATTTGAAGTATTAGATATTAATTTAAATAACTCATCATTTACTATTAATAGTGTTGAAGAATTAGATCTTATTAATTATAAAATTAATTGGGGATTAGCTAAAGATGATGTATCTGTTCAAGAAATTTTTGAATTGGCAAATAAATCAGATATAGATAGATTTACTGTTGGTAAATATTGTCTAGGCGATTGTGATAATGTTATTTGGTTATTGATTAAAATCGACGTTATTACCGATAAAGTAGAAATGTCTAATTTATGTGATGTTCCACTTAATTTCTTACTACAGAGAGGACAAGGAATCAAATTACAAAGTTATGTTTCTAAAAAGTGTGGAGAAAAAAATACATTAATGCCTGTTATTGAAAAACAACTAGATGATGATGGTTATGAAGGAGCACATGTTTTTAATCCTAAAACAGGATTATATTTAGAAGATCCAGTTGCATGTGTTGATTATAGTTCTCTATATCCATCATCCATGATTAGTGAAAATTTATCACATGATAGTAAGGTATGGAGTAAAGAATATGATTTAAGTGATAATTTAATTAATTCAACTGGAGAACAAGATAATTATGGTAATTATATTTATGATAATTTACCTAATTATAGTTATGTTGATGTTAAATATGATACTTACAAATATTCTAGAACAACCGCTAAATCCGCTGCTAAAAAAATTGTAGTTGGCTATAAAATTTGTAGATTCGCACAATTTCCAGAAGGCAAAGCAATTATGCCTGCTATTTTAGAAGATTTATTAAGTGCTAGAAAAGCAACTAAAAAATTAATGGGTAAAGAAGAAGATCCATTCAAAAAAAATATTTATGATAAAAGACAATTAAGTATTAAAGTAACAGCTAACTCTTTATATGGACAATGTGGTGCAAAAACAAGTGCTTTTTACGAGAAAGATGTTGCCGCATCTTGTACTGCCATTGGTAGAAAATTATTATTTTATGGAAAAGATGTAATTGAAGGATGTTATAATAATATTGAAATTACTGTTAATGATGGAAGTAAAGTTATAGCAAAAGCAGAATGTGTATATGGAGATACTGATTCTGTATTCTTTAAGTTTAATTTAAAGACTAGCGGGGGAAAAAGAATTATTAATAAACAAGCATTAATTTATACTATTGAATTGGCTAAACAAGCTGGTGAATTAGCAACTAAATTTCTAAAAAAACCTCATGATTTAGAATATGAAAAAACATTTTGGCCATTTAATTTATTATCTAAAAAAAGATATGATGGAATGTTATATGAAGAAGACCCCGAAAAATGTAAATTAAAATCTATGGGTAACGTATTAAAACGACGAGATAATGCACCAATTGTAAAAGATATTTATGGTGGTGTCGTAAATATCTTAATGAAAGATAAAAGTCTTCATAAATCAATTAAATTCGTAAATGAATCATTAAAAAATATGATTGAAGAAAAATATCCTATTGAAAAATTATTAGTTACTAAATCCTTACGCGGATATTATAAAAACCCTAAACAAATCGCACATAAAGTTTTGGCAGATAGAATTGGATTAAGAGAACAAGGTAGTAAACCAGGTGCTGGCGATAGAATGAATTATGCTTATATTAAAAATGAAAATAAAAAAGCATTACAAGGTGAAAAAATAGAAACTCCTGAATTTATTAAAGATAATAATTTAAAATTAGATTATGGACATTATATTAGTAATCAAATAATGAAACCGTTATTACAATTATTTGCATTAGAATTAGAAAATATTAAAGAATTTAAAGATAAACAATTTTATATTAAAGAATATAATGATAAAAAAACATTAACCTGGGAACAAGAAATAGAAAAATTAAAAACTAAATGGCCTGAACCAGAAAAATATAATAAAAAACTTGAAGAATTGCGATGTAAAGAAGTTAAAGCATTGATATTTGATAAATTTCTAAAAGAATTAAAATAATATATTTATATTATAAATGTCTCTTTTAACGGATAAACATATTATGTTAGCTAACTTTGCAATAAAAAATAATTATAGAACTATAGAAGAAGCATTTCGTAATAAGGAGGATGATGATTATGATTATAATGCTTGGAAAAATACACATGGATTAAATAAACTAATTATTAATCCTTATTCTAATGATGGAACAAGAATATCTAGAGAAGAAATGGCTAATATATATATAGAAGATACACATGATCTAAATCCATATATCGGATCACAACGTCGTCTTAATGGTATAAAAAAAGAATATAATAAAAATATGGTTAAACAAAAATCTCGTAGAATAACTAGAAGTATGATAACCGCAAGTAGTAATAAGAAAAATACAAAAAAAAGAAAAGAAAAAAAGAAAAAAGAAAAGAAAGAAAAGAAAGAAAAGAAAGAAAAGAAAGAAAAGAAAGAAAAAAAAGAAAAGAAAGAAAAGAAAGAAAAGAAAGAAAAGAAAGAAGAAAAAAATATCTCATAAAAAATTTATTAATAATTAAAAATATCTCGTTAATATAATATGAGACATAAAAATTCTAAAAACATTACAAGTAAAAAATTAACTCAATTTTCAAAAAAGTTTAATAAAACACAAACAAATAAAGTTCTTAAAAATGTTAACACCAAAGGCTACTTTGAGAATTTAATTATTAAATCTGACTACCTACAAAATAAAAAAAGAACATTTAAAAATATGATAAATACTGAAACTAAAATTACTGATCAACATCATAGTGGTAGATGTTGGATTTTTGCTTTTTTAAATGTTATTAGAATTCCTATGATAAAAAAATATAATTTAAAAGATTTTGAGTTTAGTCAAAATTATCTTTTTTTTTACGATAAATTAGAAAAAGCAAATTATTTCTTAAATTTTATGATTAAAAATAAAAATACTAGTTTAAATGATTTAAAAATGATTTATATGTTAGATAATTTAACCAATGATGGAGGTCAATGGAATATGTTTGTTAATTTAATAGAAAAATACGGTATTGTTCCAAAAACAAATATGGATGACCATTTTCATAGTAAAAATAGCGAAGAATTAAAAAATTTCTATAATAATTTTTTAAGAACTGCTGCTCATATTATTAAAACTACTAAATCTAGTGATTTAAATAATTTGAAAAATGAATTATTATCAAAATGCTACAAAATTTTAGTTTTATTTTTAGGAGAACCTCCCAAAAAAATAACTTGGGAATATTATAAAAAAGGTAAAAAAAAAGATGTTTATAAAACAGTTGAAGATATTAGTCCATTAGAATTTTATAAAAAAATTGTACCTTATAATGCTTCTGATAAAGTATGTTTAATTAATTATCCATGTAAAACAGTTCCTTTTTATAAATTATATAATATTGATTTGACTTTTAATGTTAATGAGGGTAAATTACAAAATTATATTAATGTTCCAAATGATATTATGATTGATGCTGTTAAAAAATCTATTGATTCTAATGAACCAGTATGGACAGGTATAGATACTGATAAATTTATATCCAAAAAACATGGTATATTAGATATTAATGCTTTTAATTATAATGATATTTTTGGATTTGATAATATTCTAGATAAATGTGATTCTCTCAATTATAGACAATCTGCTCCTAATCATGCTGTAGTTATTAAAGGATATAATTTAGATAAAGGCAAAACAAATGGATTTTTAATTGAAAATTCTTGGGGAGAGAAATCAGGTTTTAAAGGAAATTATTATATGAATATTGATTGGTTTAAAAATTATACTTTTGAAGTAGTAGTTGATAAAAAGTTTGTTTCTAAAAAAGTGCTTTCTGTTTTAAATAAAAAACCAATATTATTACCTTATTTATCTCCATTTGGTTCATTGTTATTTAAATAAAAATAATAATTTAAAAATTATTTAAATTATTATTTAATGGAAGAAACAATACATATTAATTTATTAAATATTAATCATGATATTACAGAAGAGTGTATGATTTGTAAACAAGAATTATCAAGCCAACCTTGTTATACATTACCCGAATGTAAACACACTTATCATACTTCTTGTTTAGTAAGTTGGTTTAGAAACGGAGATAACAAATGTCCTTATTGTGGTAATAGAGGTATAAATAATACTAGTGTTGATAATATTTACAAACATTATTTCTGTAAAACTGCATTTGAAAATCAATATATAAATGATTTAAAAAAATTTATGAATAATAAAAAAAATATTAATAATAGTTCTGCAATTAAACTAAAAAAAGTTTTTGAAAAAATTAAAAAACTAGAAGATAGTTTAAAACAAAATAAATTAAATTATAAAGCATATAAAGAAAAAATAAAAAATGAACCCGTTTTATATTCTGAATCTCGTAAACGTCTTATAGAATTTAGAAATAATAATTATAAAATAGATAAACAAATCCGTATCGAGAGATATAAATTAATTAATAATAGTTATATTGTTCCTCTTATAGTGCCTACTATCGTAAATATTAATTAAATCTTTTATTTTTTTAATCTAATGAATGGTTGTAATTTATGATTACACTAATTTTCCAATTATTAAAGTTGATTTAAGTGGCTCTATTGCTACAAATGTTGATTTTCAAAGTCTAACTGCGCCTTGGTTAGAATTATATAGTTTAAAAAGAAATTTTGAATTTGAATTTAATACTAAAAATATAGGATTTGTTAATCCTATTTACTGTATATATACAGCTTTATTTATTAAATCTATTAAAAAACAAAAACCACAATATTTATTAAAAAGTAAAATATATGTTTATAATAAATATATTTTTAAATTAGCTAAATATATTTTCTATCTTGAAAACCCGGTTGCTCCAATTGAGTTAATTTTAATTAATGATGACAATAGTCAATCAATTCAAAACTTTTATCCTTAATTATATAAAACTTACTGATAATACATTACTTGAACCATCCGAATTTCTATTTGAAAAATTTCCAAATATACGTCTTAATACATGTCTTCTAAATTGTGAATTTGTTAAATACATTCTCTCGTTTGTTTCTGTATCTGTATATCTAATTAAATTTGAATCTCTTAAAATACTATGTCTACAATTTGGACAAGTTTGATGACTTATTAACCAATTTAATAAAGAATCATATTTAAAAATATGACCACAATTATCAATTATTCCCACATCATCATCTGGCTCAAATTCTTCTTGCGTAATTGCACACATTGTATCATTTGGATTTGGGACATCTCTATATTTTAATTTTGTAATAGACCTTGCTATTGTATTTATTAAATTTTCTCTTGATAATTCCCTATAATAATTATTTATTCTTTGTTCTCTTTCTTCAATTGTTTCTTGATTTTCTACTGTATTTTCTGGATAATTCACTTGTTCATTATTTGCTCCTATATAATTCACCTGTTCATTATTATTTTCAAAATTCTGTTCTTGATTATATACACGACGTCTTCTATTATTTTCTATCGGTACATAATTCGGATTATTATTGTAATTATTGTAATTATTCGAATAATAATAATAATAATAATAATCCATATTGTTATACATATTAGAAATTATATCATTAGAACGATTCAAATAATTTATTGAATTATTTACAGTAGATATATAATTATTTATTATAGTAAAATAATTATTCATATTTTCATGATGTGAATAATAGTAATTTGATTCATGTGTTGACATAAATATTAATTATATATATTTTTTAAAATATGTTTAAATACAAACCATATAAATATATAATAATGTCTATGGATTTAACTAAATATAAAGATAAAGGATTAACAGGTTTAGCAAATTTAGGAAATACTTGTTATCTAAATTCTTGTATGCAAATGCTTTCACATTGTTATCCATTAAATGAAATATTTGATAAAATAAATACAAATCATATTAATAAAATTGATGATAGTATTTTATTAATTGAATGGAATAATTTAAGAAATTTAATGTGGTCTCAAAATTGTGTAATTTCACCTAATAGATATGTTAATACTGTTCAAAAAATATCTAAAAATAAAAATATTGAACTATTTAGTGGATTTGCACAAAATGATTTACCTGAATTTTTAATTTTTATTATTGATGCTTTTCATAATTCTTTAAAAAGAAAAGTTGAAATGAATATTACTGGAACTTCTCAAAATAAAACTGATGAATTGGCTAAAGAATGTTATAGCATGATTAAAAATATGTATTCTGAAACATATTCTGAATTATTAAATTTATTTTATGGAATCCATGTTTCATTATTACATTCTGAAGATAATACTAAAATATTATCAATTAAACCTGAACCATTTTGTCTAATTGATTTACCTATTCCTGAAAATATATATTCTTGTAATATTTACAATTGTTTAGATTTATATATATTACCTGAAACATTAAAAGATGATAATGCTTGGTTTAACGAAAAAACTAATCAAAAAGAAAATGTTAATAAATGTATTAATTTTTGGAGTTTTCCAGAAATATTGATTATCTCATTCAAAAGATTTAATAATTATATGAAAAAAATTAATACTATTATTACCACACCAACTAATAATTTAAATTTAAGTAAATATGTTGTCGGTTATGATAAAGAATCCTACATATATGAACTATTTGGTGTTTGTAATCATAGTGGAGGTTGTCATGGAGGACACTATACTGCATTTGTTAAAAATGCTAATAATAAATGGTATCATTTTAACGATACATCTGTTTCTGAAGTTAATGAAAATAATATTATTACTAATAAAGGCTATTGTTATTTTTATAGAAAAATTAAATAATTGTTTATTTAACTATTATTTTATATAATATTTATTTATATATAATAATAATATGAGTTTATTTAATAATATTACACAAGATTTTTTTGATACATTAAATAGTTTTGGTTCAAATCCCTTTGTTTTAGTAGTATTAGTTTTCATAATTCTAATTTACTATGTTATTTTTGCATTTTTAGGAAATTCTACTCCTGATTCAGATAATTTTCCAAAAGGAGGATTTATATTCCTTGAAGCAATATTATGGGCATTACTTATTTTATTAGTATTTATGAATGGATTAGCGTATTTTTTTAATATTAACGTTGTTACCGAATTGAAAAATGTTTTTAATGAAAAACCGGAAATACAAATCGAATCTACTCTTAACCAAAACCAAGATATTTCCGGTGCTTCTTATGATTTTAAAGAAGTTTACCATGTTCCCGGTAACCGATTTAGTTACCATGATGCCAAAGCCGTATGTAAAGCATTTGATAGTGAATTAGCTACCTATAATCAACTATTAGACGGACAAAAAAAAGGTGCTAGTTGGTGCAGTTTTGGTTGGACCAAAGATCAATTAGGTCTATATCCCACTAGTCAAAATCATTTTAATCAATTAAAAAAAAAAGAAGGACATGAATATGACTGTGGATTACCTGGAATTAATGGCGGTTATATATCTAATCCTCATATTAAATTAGGTTCTAACTGTTATGGATACAAACCTAAAATTAGCAAATTAGAAAATGACATGCTAGAAAATGATGAATTATATCCTAAAACAGAAAAAGAAAAACTTTTCGACCAACGAGTAGATTATTGGAAAAATAGAATCGGTAATATTCTAATCTCGCCATTTAATAACGATAATTGGTTTAAAATACCTTCTTCCTAAAAACAATTCACTTCTAATTCATTTAAATATTTTATGTCAACTGATCTATTTTGTATTAAATCACTTGCTAACTTATTAAATGAATCTAAATTTTTCTCTATTATATATATCGCTTTTTTTAGTGCATAATTTATTAATTTTATTATATTTTCATCTATTTCTGATTTTGTATTTTCACTTAACGACAAATATGGACTATTTGGCGTTTGAATTGTTTTTGTTAAAAACTCATTATAATCATCAAATCCAAACAATTCTATATATTTTCGTGCTAAATTATCTGCCTGTTTCAAATCTCCACTTGCACCACTTGTTATATCCAAATTCTTTATATTATTAAACAGTTTCGAATCTGTATAATTTTTATTTTCTAAATTTATTTGAATTTTATTAAATAAAACTATTTCTGCTGCACGACCACCCATTGTTACTATCAAATTTGCTAATAAATATTTCTTTGATGGATAAGAATTATATTTTTCTTTTGAAGTAAATAATGTATAACCACCTGCACCATTTGTATTTGCTGTTATTGTTACTTTACGAACATCAAAAAAATCTCTAAATAACAATGCTGTTATTGTATGTCCTGCCTCATGATATGACACTAAATTATCTGCATATTCATCTTTATCTTTTGATATCATTGGTAATCCTATTGTAATTTTCTCATATGCATCTATCAAATTCTTTGAATTTATTATTGTTTTATTTTCTCTTAATGCTAAAATTACTGCCTCATTTGCCATATTTTCTATGTCTGCTCCTGAAAATCCCGATGTTAATACTGCTATTTCATCTAAATCCGCACTTGATGCTACTTTTTTACCTCTTAAATGAACGTCTAAAATCTTTCGACGACCACTTATATCTGGCATACCTACTGAAACTTTTCTATCAAATCTTCCCGAACGTGTTAATGCTGAATCTAATATATCTACCCTATTTGTTGCCGCTAATACTACTATTGAATCTGTTTTCTCAAAACCATCCATATTTGTTAAAATTTGATTTAATGTTTGTTCTCTCTCTTCATTACCACCACCACCAAATTGTTCTCCTCGCTTTCTACCAACTGCATCTATTTCATCTATAAAAACTACACATGGTTCATTTTCTTTTGCTAAATTAAATAAATCTCTTACTCTTGACGCTCCTACTCCTACAAACATTTGAATAAATTCTGATGCCGATACTTGAATAAATGATACTCCTGCTTCTCCTGCTACTGCCCTCGCTAATAATGTCTTCCCTGTGCCTGGTGGTCCTTGTAATAATACTCCTTTTGGAACTTTTGCACCCGCATCATAATATTTTTCTGGATTCTTTAAAAAATCTACTATTTCTTCTAATTCATATTTCGCTTCATCGCAACCTGCTACATCATCAAACCCTGTATTTATTTCTGAACTATCAATTACTCCTTTTGATTCTAATTTTCCTACATTCATCGGATTTCCTGAAAAACCACCCCCACTACCTGATCTAAATTGTTGAATTATTGAAAAAATAAAACTTATTATAAAATATGTAAAAACAATATTTATTATTAAACTAATTGGATTTGGACCTTGAACTGAATTTGAATTACCTACCTGAACTATTTTATAATAAATATCATTTTTTATTAATGAATCTATAATTAAATCATTTACTCTTGATAATCCTGTTTCTAAAAAATGTAAATTATTTAAAGTTGGATATAAACCATCATATTTATTATCAATTGCCACTAAAGATTGAATATCATCCGACGATTTAATTAAACTTACACTATCTATATGTTTTTGTGACACTTCTTTTAAAAAATCATTTAAATTCCATAAATCTAAATCTTTTGAAGATTTAGCCAAAGTATTAACTATTTTTGATGGATCATAATCTGGTATATGACTCATTTTTATTCCATTTAATATGGGGTTCATTACACATTTACCACTAAACCCCATACTAATCGATACTAACTGAAAAACTAAAAATTTAATCATTATATATTGAATTCTTTATTTTATTTTTAAGTAATAAATTTTGAATCTTTTCTCTCTTTATCTGTTTTTAATTTTGTACGATTTCCTAGAAATTTAAAATATTTTTTAGAGAGACTATATTCTTTTGGCTTTTTTTTCTTCAAAACTTTTAATCTTACATACATTATCATTCCTACTTGCCATATTCTTTTATGGGGATATTTACCTGTCTTATATAATCTCTCCAACTTATTAATTGTATTTTTTACATCTTCTATTGTTGTATATTTAATTGATATTGTATCCTTTGGATTCTTATCAATATATACATCAAATGATTTTTTTGGATCTAAAGGATTAAATAAAAATTGTTGCTTCTTTCTTTTCCCGCCTTTATATGTTTTTTTACAATATTTATATGGCGCACAAGATGCTCTCATTGTAAATCCTTTATTTTTTATATTTATACATTGTTTATATGTAAATCTTCTTGGTAAATCAAAAACCTTTTTATCTTTTATTCTAACACATTTTTTTGTATATTTATTAACTTTGCAACAATCTCTCATTAAATTATATTTATTTTTTATTTTTTTTAATAAATATAATTTATATTTTAATACTTATTAAAGACCTATTTTTAAATTTATTCCCTTAATTTGGCAATCATATTATCCCGGCCCGACTCTAGGATCATACAATTTCATATGTATACACACGACCATCACCAGCATTGTAATTATATGCAGCTACTACTAATAAAGACCCATCTGAACTTAATTCAAGAGCATTACCTAAAAGATGATCTGCCGCTTCTCCATTAATGTCATCGCCCACCTGATTCCAACTACTTCCGTCCCAATGGAATACACGAATCTGACCAGAAGAAGCACCATTAGCACCACTATATCCTGAACCAATTGCAAGTATAGTTCCATCTGAACTTAATGAAATAGTCCCACCACTATAATCACCTGCAGCCGCGCCATCAATGTCAAGACCCACTTGATCCCAACTACTTCCGTTCCATTTATATACCCGAACATGACCACCACCATCATTATTTGAATCACCAGCATCGTTATTTGGTGCTCCAATAGCAACTATAGTTCCGTCTGAACTTAATGAAATACCCCTACCAGATTGATCGCCTGCTGCTTCTCCATCAATGTCAGCACCCACTTGATTCCAACTACTTCCGTCCCATTGAAATATACGAACATGACCGCGATTATCATTTGCATTGCCACTAGTACCATCATTCGACAGCGCCCCAATTGCAACTATAGTTCCATCTGAATTTAATGAACACCTACCACTAAAATCATTTGCAGCTTCTCCATCAATGTTAGACCCCAATTTATTCCAAGTACTTCCGTCCCATTGAAATACACGAACATGACCTTTTTGACCATCATGACTTTGTCCCCCGATTGCAACTATAGTTCCATCTGAATTTAATGAACACCTACCACTTTGTTCATTTGCATCTTCTCCATCAATGTCAGACCCCAGTTGATTCCAAGTACTTCCATCCCATTTATATATGCGAACATGACCTTTAGCACTATCATGCCTCAATGACCCGATTGCAACTATAGTTCCATCTGAACTTAATGAAACAATAATACCACTTTCATCATTTGCATTTTCTCCATCAATGTCACTCCCCATTTGATCCCAACTACTTCCGTTCCATTGATATAAGCGAACATGACCAGAATCAGCACCGTTGATACCATCATTCTTGTATGCCCCAATAGCAATTATAGATCCATCTGCATTACATGCAACACCAAGCCCAGCACGATCACCTGTAGCTTCGCCATCAATAGACGCCCTAAAGTTAAGGCTTACAGGTGTTGCAGGTGTTGCAGGTGTATTACCTACTACAGGTGTATTATCTACTGGAAGCTGAGGATTAGAGTTAGGAGTCCAGAGTCTTAAGTATTTTAAACAATTTTCTCCACACATAGAGTTTTTTCCTAAACCGCAACCATTATTCAATGCTGCTTGAATGCCTGCGATACTAGTTCCGTCATTTCTATGTTGATTTCCTGCTACTGCGGCTACTTTATATCCTGCTAGACTTGTTATATGAGGTCTAACATTAGTTGTGGGCGCCAAACCAGCCATTGAACCATAATGGCGTGTATTATTTGTATGTAAATTTGATCCTAGTAAACTTGGACGTGGCATGTTTTTATAATATTATAATATATTTTTTTTTATTCTAAAAAATTATATTTTTATTTTATAAAAAATTATTTTTAATATAAATTAAAAAAAATTTTTATATAATAATAACTCATAATATGTCTAATTTAATTCATATATATAGACACGACCCGCACTATTATTGTAATTATATGAACTAGCAAGTAATAAAGACCCATCATTACTTAATGCAAGAGCACTACCTAAAAGATGATTTGCTGCTTCTCCATTAATGTCATCGCCCACCTGATTCCAACTACTTCCGTCCCATTGATATAAACGAACCCGACCTGCATTACCATTACTATATCCTGCACCAATTGCAACTATAGTTCCATCTGAACTTAATGAAACACATATACCTAACCAGGCGTCATCGGCTTCTCCATCAATGTCATCACCCACCTGATTCCAAGCACTTCCGTCCCATTGATATACCCGAACATGACCACCGCCGGCGCCACCACCAATTACATCATTCGTTGGCGCCCCAATAGCAACTATAGTTCCGTCTGAACTTAATGACACACCCCTACCAGATTGATCGCCTCCTGCTTCTCCATCAATGTCAGCACCCACTTGATTCCAACTACTTCCGTCCCATTGAAATACACGAACATGTCCTGAATTAACACCAGTATTACCATCATTCACATGTGCCCCGATTGCAACTATAGTTCCATCTGAACTTAATGAAGGCCTACCACTATAATCATATGCAGCTTCTCCATCAATGTCAGTCCCCAGTTGATTCCAACTACTTCCGTCCCATTGATATACGCGAAGATGACCAGAATATGGACCATTAGCAGCATTCTTTTGTGCCCCGATTGCAAGTATAGTTCCATCTGAATTTAATGAAATCATAGAACCACTTTCATCACCTCCGGCTTCTCCATCAATGTCACTCCCCATTTGATTCCAACTACTTCCGTCCCATTGATATACACGAACATGACCAGATAAATGACCATTGTCAGCATTTCTACTTGCACCAATTGCAACTATAGTTCCGTCTGAACTTAATGAAACAGCTAAACCACTTTCATCACCTGCGTTTTCTCCATCAATGTCACTCCCTAGTTGATCCCAACTACTTCCGTTCCATTGATATATGCGAACATGACCTTTATTACCATCATGCTTGTATGCCCCAATAGCAATTATAGATCCATTTGCATTACATGCAACACCAAGCCCAGCACGATCACCTGCAGCTTCTCCATCAATAGACGACCTAAAGTTAATGCTTAAACCGGATGTATTATCTACTGGAGGTGTAATAACTGGTTGTATAAGCAAATTATATATATTTATTATACCATTTTTACTATTATAATAAGGAGTTCTAAATGCTAAACTTATTCCACTAAAATCTAAATCTATATATTGTCTATAAGCTTGACTAGTACGATGGAAATCATTCGCCCATTCATTATTATTTACGTCATATAATGGACCATATTGAGTAAAAGTTTTTATCCATGTTCTTTCTTGAGATAATTTATATATTCTTACTATTCCCGGATAAACTGTTGTAGTATCAATAGAAGAATCATTTATAGATGGCCTATAAATCTTTGCTGGCGCATTTAAACTTATTATTGCTAATGTGTCACCATGATAATCTAAAAGAATACCATTTCCTCTATCGCTCATTCCCATATTTTTTACTTCATTAATAATATCTCCTACTAATTCCCATTCACTATTTGAAGAACTCCATTCATAAACTCTTATAGGTGATGGTTCAGTTTCATATTCTAAATAATCCTTTACATCATGAACTGCTATTCTATTACCATCTGGACTTATAGTTCCTCCTCGCGCAGTCAGTTCACTGCCTATTTGAGCCCATACATAATTATTAAGGCCACTTGTATTATATTGATATTCATATACACGAATTCTTGAATAACCTGCTCTCCATCCATTAGACTCTTCAATCCATTGACCGACTAATATTCTTGTACCATCATCATTCATTGAGAATGCTTCATAACCAAATCTGTTATTTCCACTATATGCTTTTTGAATACTATATACACTAGTATCAATAGATCCATTATCCTTTTTAAAGTAACCCAATTGATCCCAATAACCATTTGTATCGTTATATTTTCTAACTGTAGCCCTTTCGTTTCGAGTATCTACCCATGCTACTATTGTGCCATCATAATTATTGGTTATATAAGCGCGCCAAGCATCTGTATATTCTTGATGTATATATTTTGTATTATTTTGGTCATTTCGCATAGCATCCCAACTATCTGTGCCTTGATTATATTCATATTGATAATAATAACTATGTCTATTAGTTGCTGTAACTGTAAATGCTATTCTATTATTTCGAGATGCTACTGATAAACTTACTATAGTCCCATCTCTAATATGATTCCCATCATTAATTGATGTAGTAGTTATAAGACCCTTACTATCCCAGTTACCGGATACATTATTCCATTCATACATATGTATTCCTTTATTAGTATTTGATATTGCAGCCATAAATGAACCATCGCCATTATATTTAACATATTTTTCAGTAGTCGAATTTGCCGTTGAACCCGTATTAGTAATTGTAGAGTGTAATTGTGGAGTTTCTAAATATGTATTAATACCATCACGCGCATCTGATATAGTTACTGTTCTTGTTGCTGTACCCATGTTACCCAATGAATCGCTAATATCATATGTAATTGTATATACTTCTGGACTAGTTGTAACCATATTATTTACTATATCATTATTACTATTTCTTATAGTAACATTTACATTTTGAATTTCTAATATACCATCATCTAAAAGATTATCAGAATGGATTATACCATCATCTGCCACATTAGTTATTGGTATTGTACCTTCTCCACCAGAATCAATTACACTTACTAATCCATAATCTAAAAATTCTTGTAATCCATGAGAATCAATATAACCAGTAATTAAATATACATCACCACCACTTATATTAATTATTGGCGCAACATTATCTGCTACCTTTACAATTCTATCTATATAACTAGTATTACCATCTACATCAGTAGCACTATATGTAAATGTATATGTTCCTCTTTTATTATAAAAGTGTGCTAAATCTAGTGTATTACCACAACTATCTATCGGAGATGGATTTTCTATAGTTTCTGTAATTTGTTTATTATGACTAACTGATATACCATGTTCAACATAAGGTATATTTAAATCTAATATATTATAACTATCACCACTTAATGATATTACTGGATAATTAGATACATCAGATAATAATAATTCTTCTTTTGTTGTGACATTATATATATTTATTATACCTTTTTTATTATCATAATTAGTAGTTCTTATTGCAAACTGTGAACCACTAAAATCTAAATCTATATATTGCCTATATGGTTGACTAGTGCGATGGAAATTATTTGCCCATTCATTACCATTTGGCTCATATAATGGACCATATTGAATTGAATTTGTTATCCAATTTCTACTTAAATCTTTATAATAATTATTGTTAACTGGATTTATATTTGGTGATAGTTGATATATTTTTACTATTCCTGGATAAACTGTTGTACTATCAATAGAAGAATCATTTATAGATGGTCTATAAATCTGTGCTGGTGCATTTAAACTTATTAATGCTAATGTGTCACCATGATAATCTAATAGAATACCATTTCCCTTATCACTCATGCCCATATTTTTTACTTCATTAATAATATTTCCTACTATTTCCCATTCACTATTTGATCTACTCCATTCATAAACTCTTATAGGCGATGGATCAGTTTCATATTCTTGTCCAGCCTTTACGTCATGAACTGCTATTCTATTACCGTCAGGACTTATAGTTCCTCCTCGTGCTACCAGTTCACTGCCTATTTGTGCCCATACATAATTATTAAGGCCATTTGTATCATATTGATATTCATATACACGAATTCTTGAATAACCTGCTCTCCATCCATTAGACTCTTCAATCCATTGACCGACTAATATTCTTGTACCATCATCATTCATTGAGAATGCTTCATAACCAAATCTG